AGCGGCCCTGGCCCCGTCCAGCACTGGAAACACTGGCACCAGCAACGCAAATGGCGCTCCGGCATCTGTGCAAGCCGTTGCCGAATTGCTTGAGCTGGATCGGTTGCTGATTGGCGAAAGCTGGATCAACACTGCTAAGCCCGGTCAAACTCCAACGCTGGTCAGGGTGTGGGGCAAGCACATGGCTTTGTTCCACAACAACCCATTGGCCTCTATTCGTGGTAATGCCATCACATTTGGCTTTACCGCTGAATACGGCAATCGGGTGAGCGGCAGTATCCCAGAGCCTAAGACCGGCCTGCGCGGCGCTCAACGGGTGCGGGTGGGCGAAAGCGTGAATGAACTCATTTGCGCTTCTGATGTTGGCTACTTTTTCCAAAACGTTGTCGCCTGATCATGCCTTCCTACACCGTTCTCAATGGCCCCGTTGACCACGACGGGGCCCGCTATGAAGATGGCGCCGAGATCCCCCGGCTAACCGCCGAAGAAGCCGCCACCCTGGTGGCCTTTGGGGTTATCGGTGCCACGCCCGAAGGCGGCAAGAAGGCTAAGGCTGCAGAGCCTGGCGACTGATGGCGTTTGACGATCTAGATGATTTTCTGGATTTGGACATGGGCGCTGTTCCCGTGATAGCCGGGGCTGTAACAGGCCTTGGCTATCTTGACTTGAACAGTGAAATTATTTTTGATGAAGGCGCTACGGTAATTGATTATTTGCTGACTGCAAAAACTGATTTATTTGGCAGCTTAAATTATGGGAGCCCAATTACGGTAGACGGCCAAACCTACAAAGTTGAGATGCAGCCCCAGCGCTTCAATGATGGCGCGTTTTGCAAGATTCCATTAGCCCGCACCACAGCCATAGCCATCCCCTTAGTCTCCCGCCTCCTCCGCACCGGCCCCGGCCAGTTGCTGGTTACCGGCTCCGGCCGTTCGCTGCAAACCCAGCCGTCCTAAGCCATGACCCAAACACCGATCACGATTTCCCAACTGCCGGACCTGGGCAGCGTCCAGGGCAGCGACCGCCTGGTGTTGGACCGCATCGGCGCGGCGGTAACGGCCGGGGCGTTTGTTGTTGGGCAAGCTTATCAAATTATCAGCGTAGGCAATACCTCTTTCACAGCAATTGGCGCCGAATCAAATACAGTTGGTGCTTATTTTGTAGCCACTGGTGCGGGCACTGGCACCGGCACGGCGGGGCCGATCGATACCGGGGATGCGCCACTGTCGGCGGTGGTGGCGTTAGCGGCGGCAGCTGCCCCTGTGCAGTCGGTTGCGCTGTCGGTTCCTAGTGGTTGGAGTACCAGCACTACCAACACGGGCGGCGGTGTCACGCTCACACTGGCCTTGCCGACCGGTTTCAGCCTGCCGAGCAACGCGAGTCAGGCCAACTGGGATACGGCCTACTCAATGCGCGGGCAGTGGACCGGCGGCGCCACCGGGCTCAATGCCGCCACTGGGCGCGCAAGTCTAGAGCTCGGCTCTGCGGCGCTGGCGGCAGCAGGAGATTTTGCTACCTCTGCCCAAGGGGTTCTGGCCGCGTCGGCAGTGCAGCCTCCAGGGCTGACCTCAACGCTTGCTGCCTACCTGACCACAGCCAACGCAGCCAGCAGCTATCAGCCTCTCTCCGCAAACCTGACGGCCCTGGCGGCAAACAGCGCGGCCTATTACCTGGCCCGAGGCAACCACAGCGGCACGCAGCCCCTGAGCACCATCAGCGGCCTAGGGACCGGGATAGCCAACGCCCTGGCGGTGAACGCCGGCGCTGCGGGGGCCCCCGTGCTGTTCGACGGGGCAGGGGGCACTCCCTCCAGCCTGGGCCTGTTGAACGCCACTGGGCTCCCCCTGGCGACCGGGGTGTCTGGGCTGCTGTCGATCGCCCATGGCGGCACGGGAACGGCCACCCCTGGGCTGGTGGCAGGCACACACGTGAGCATTGCCGGCACCTGGCCCAACCAAACAATCAGCGTCACGGGCGGCCATGGTGGCGGTGATGGCGGCACTGTTACCAGTGTTGGGCTGAGCTTGCCGGCCCTGTTCACTGTTACCGGGTCGCCCGTCACCACGTCCGGCACCCTGACCGCCACGCTGGCGGCCCAGTCTGCAAACCTGGTGTTAGCCGGTCCCGCGACCGGTACAGCAGCAGCCCCAGCGTTTCGGTCCCTGGTGGCTGGCGACATTCCGACGATCACGGCTGGCCAGGTTTCAGGTCTGGGCACCCTGGCCACCCAATCGGGCACCTTCAGCGGCACCAGCAGCGGCACCAACACAGGAGACCAGGACCTATCGGGGCTGGCGGTCAAAGCCAACAACCTGAGCGACCTGGTCAACACAACAACCGCGAGGGCTAACCTGGGCGCTGCTGCTGCCGCTGACGCTGTGACCGCTGTCGCCCACGGATCTAACGCCAGTACGGCGCGACCGTCAGGAGTGACGGCGGTTTACTGGATTGGGACAGTAGAGCCTGTTAATGCTGTGAACGGCGATCTCTGGATAGGTGACATCTGATGGGGCTAAAAGTAAAGGAAGCTGGCGTTTTCGTTGATGTTGGCAGTGGCGGCGGAACTACTCCCGTACCCGTAGACGACTGGGTGCGGCCGATCGCCTGGCCGACCATGCCAACGGTTTTGGCCAGTGAGCAAAAAATTGTCGGCATTTATGCTGTCTGGCCCGGTGATGGCACGGGAACTGGCGGGAACTTTTTTGCATTTAATGCACAAGGCGCATATACGATAAACTTTGGCGATGGCACCACTACAAATTTTGCAAGTAATACGCAGGCAAACTATGAATTTGATTTTAACAATGCGGCATTGGCGGGAACTGACAAGCCGGTAACTTTCACAGCAGCCACCAACGCGATAAACTTTACTGGCCATGGATTTCCCGCTGGAGCTATAACACAATTTTACAATATAGTTTCAACGACTGGGGTTGTAAAAAATCGCCGCTATTATGTTGTCAATCCATCCGCTAATTCATTTCAGATATCAGCTACATTAGGGGGTAGCCCTATTGCTTTGACCAATGACGGTAGCGCCACATTGTTGCCGTATAAAGTGGCGGTTGTCACTATCACCCCTCAAGCTGGCCAGAATTTAACAGTTGTAAATTTTCAGGCAAAAAATCCTACAACTAATCTTCAAAGTTATACTACTGGCTGGCTTGAGCTTGCTATTTCCGTTCCTAATGTTACTGGCAGCAGTTTTGTGCTAGGGGGAACTGCTGTGGGCCACCGACTTGCGCAGCGTGTAAACGTTATTGCTTGCGGCGCTTTGTCAACTATGGCAAATATGTATAATGGTTTTATTGCTTTAGCTAGCGTTGCCCCGTTTCCAAGCTCAATATCTGGCGTTACAACAATGGCCAGTAAATATCAGAACTGTGTTGGATTAAAGCGCTTTCCCCCTTATACGGGTTCGGCTGCATCACTGACTACAACTGCGTTGAAATACTCAGGCTGTCAGTCCGGCGAAGATTTCCCGACACTTCCGGTTTCAACTGCTGCATTGTTAAACACGTCTTCAATGTATCTGAATTGCCAGTCGGCAAGAGAGCTGCCCGACCTCCCGACAACTGCGCAAATTACAAATCTTAGCAGCATGTATGGCGGTTGCGCTTTGCTTCAGGTGCTGCCAGTTCATAATATGTCTGGTGTAAGCATCTCTAGCAATGCCAGTAATTTTGTAGATGGCTGCGTATCGCTAAGCCGTGCCGCTATTTCTGGTATGCGGTTTTCGTTTAATATATCAAGCCGCAAACTTTCGGCAGTAGCGTTAAATGAAGTTTTCACAGGACTGCCGACCGTGACAGGGCAAACCATCACTGTGACGGGCAATTACGGAATCAATCAAGCGGGCTATAGTGCGTCCATTGCTACAGCCAAGGGCTGGACGGTGACAGCATGACCAACACAGCGGGATTCTACAAATTTACAGCCAACGAGCTGAGGTACGCTCCTACCTCAGTACATGCTCCCAACTTTACTTTAATTGCAGCTGATCACGCCAGCTACACTTATCCAGTCGAAGGATGGCGCTACTTTGATTCTTATGAAGCTGCTGAGAGTTACTTTGGGCTGAACGGGGCTAGTAACACGGACTGGCCAGGATTCCGGCAGGCGATCCTGACCGAGAACGGGTACTTGGCCGCAATGGCACGCGCCCGAGACTCCCAGGACGACGCCGCCTGGGCTGCGGTGACGTTTTCGCTGTCTCGCCTGGATCGGTTTCAAGACAAAGGAGATTTTGCCGAATATTTACAGGGCTTAGTTCTAATCGTTTCGGTACAGCCCGAGCAAGAGAAAGGGCCTTTAATTCAGGAATTTCTAGACTTGGCCGTGCGGTGCAATCTACCAACGGCATTCATAACTGCCCTGAATGAGGCTATAATCGCCATGACTCCGCCTAGCGCCTAGCCATGGATTTATGGGATGTCGTTGCCATGACGGCGCTGCACCTGGCCCTGTTCCTGCCGGCGTGGTGGGTGCTGACTGCGGATCCCGCTATGCGCCGCTGGCTGGCTGAGAGGCTGAAGCCATGAGCGAAGAGCACCCCAGTCCTGACGGATACATTCCGCTAAGCGCGATTAGCGGTTTGCTTGATATGTTAAATCGGGCTTGTAATGAATTTTCAGAAGTCAAGAAAGAACTCAAGGAAGTTACGTCTATAAAACACGATTTAGCAAGCGTACGCGAAAGCCAAAAACGGACGGAGTCTGCAATATTAGAAATCAAAAGAGAGCATGAGGACTCCAAAAAAGAACACGCTCAAGGATTAAAAGGGCATGACTTACAAATTCTTTCGCTTCAGAAAGATGTAGACGCCTGTCAACAGAGTAACAAGGACATGTTAACCGCCGTTAAGGGTTTACAGGATAACATGAGCGGCATATTTATCAAAATGGCTTTTTGTAGTGGCGGGGCGTTGCTGGCTGGCTGGCTGATAATGCAGGCGATAGCCATTTGGGATAAAATGCCTCACCCCAAAACCGCCAGCCTGCCACCTATAACCATGCCGAAGGAACAAGTATGAACTGGTTTACCGCCCTGCTGATCACTGGCTACATCGGGGTCTGTGAGGCCAGGGTCCCGAGCCCGTTCCAGGCCTGCGAGAGCCGCTGGAACTGGGCCCTAGGTGTGCTGGTGCCAAGCCCTATCCAGGGGGCCATCCCTGCGGTTGGCAACCTGCTGCGCGGCCGGCGGCGACATGACGCCCATGCCGATCCCCAGCAGGACCGCACCCCCAACCCATGACCCTCCCCATCGACGCCCAGATCATGGATGCCCTGGCGGCACTGCTGCAGGGCGCAGCGGCCACCGAGGACCGGAGCGATATTGCTGGGGTTGGGGCCTTGTTTCTCGATGCAGCCAGGGTGGCATCTGAGCCCGATGGCGTGGTGATCAAACTGGATCAGGAAGGCGAGGCCCTTGACAGGGTCCTGAGCGCGTGCCAAGTGGTCTCAACCCTTCCGGTCGTCATCACCATCACCAAGCCCCGAACGCCAGGGGAGCCCCCAAACTGGCGAATCCTGGGCCCGTTTTGCGCGGCGGTCCATGCACGCATCATGGCCGGAAGGCGGGATCTGGGGGGGCTGTGCATTGACATCGAATCCCGTGGTCGGATCCATGAGCCCAACCTGCAAGCGTGCGAAGTCAGAATGATTTACAATGTGACCTATTACACGGCCATCTCCAACATCACATTGCATGAAGAAGGCAGCGCCTGAGCAGCCCCCTACACCGCCGTTGCCTTCTGGCCCTGGCGCCTATCTGCTCACCAACAACGAGTGGATCCTCGAATCCGTAACCCAACCCCCCCAAGCCGATGGCCCGCAACCAGTCTCAGTTTCTGATGGCAGCATTGGAGACGACCTACGCAACGTCAGCAGCCCCGACGGGGGTGAACGCGATCCGGGTCAGGGACCCGAAGCTGACAGCCCTTGACGCTACTGCTATTGCTCGCCCCAGTCTAGACGGGCAATTCGGTGAAGCATTGTCGGACGTGATGACCGAGCTGAAAAACGGCGTTGCTTTTGACATTGAGGCCGTCGGCTCTGGCACCGCCGGCACTCCCCCCGCCTACGGGATCTTCCTGCGTGCTGCAGGGATGAACCTGGCAACGGTTGCCACCACCAGCAACACCTACTCATTCGTGACGGGCGGGGCTGATTCTCTGACCTGGTACCACGATTGGGACGGCAACAAGCACCTAGGGATAGGTGCCCGAACCAAGAGCTGGGAGCTGAAGATGCAGGTCGGCCAAGTGCCGCTGTTCTCGTTTGACGTTCCTGCCATTTACGTGCCTCCGGTCGATGCGGCATCCCTAACGCCAACTTATAGCGCTATGGCCGCTCCCGTAGCTTGCAATTCTGCCAATATGCCAACGTTTAGCCTTCATGGTTATAGCTGTTGCATTATTGATTTTTCGTTAAAATGTGACAACACTGTAGAATTTTACGATCGAATGGGCTGCGCTCCTAATTTTCAGATCGTGGATCGTGTAATCACGGGATCCCTTAAGCTGCAAAGGCCGGATCTGCTAAGCAGCAAGGATTTCTACGCGATAGCAGTAGCTTCTACCAATGGTGCGCTCAACTTCACCCATGGCACGGTGGCGGGCAATCGCATGGTCGTCAACCTGCCCAAGGTTCAACTGGGGGCACCCGCACCCGACGATGATGCCGGCATCGCAGCGCTGACCATTCCGTTTACGGTGCGGCGCACTGAAGGCCTCAGCGACTCCGGCACGCTGGCGTTTACTTGATACTGACCACCCAAGCCGCTAACCTTAACCCCTGATTTTCTCTCATGGCTTTCAACATTGACAGAGCTGGCACCACCTTTACAGGCAAGGTGGAGTTTAGCTACCCGATTGGAGACGGAAAGCAAGAGCATGGATCATTTACGGCAATCTTTGAAAGAGGCCAGCAAACCGAGATTGAAAATATGCGCGAAGAATTTCGCTCCTACATTGCAATCATTAGAGCGATTGAGCTTGGCAGTCTGGAGCCGTCTGCTGCTGATGGACTGGAAAGGAAAAGCCTTCTTCCAATCGCTGACAAGATTCTTGTTGGCTGGGGGGAAGACATGCTTAGCGGCGATAATGATGAGCCAATGTCTTTCACTGCTGAAAACAAGAAAAAAGTAATCGAATTTCCTGGGGTAGCCAATTCGCTTGTTTCCGCATGGAACACACTAACGGATCCTGAAGTGGGAAAGCCGCCAACCTCAGGGAAATCGCGAGGGAATGGCATCGGCAAATGACCACCGGCGGCAGCGCTGAAACCCAGTCGCAGGAAAATGCTCGCCTGGAGCAGGAAGCAAAGCGGCTAGGGATTGTCGGCTTTGTGCCTTCTGATCGGCCAGAACCTGTTGAGCCCACTTGCTGGATATGGCCCGAGAACTGGGAGGCCTTCTTGCTCTGGTGCCAGGTCCAAACCCAATGGCAGTGGGCCACTGAATACACCCCAGAGGGGCATCCGTACCGAGTGCGCACCGGGCTCAACTATCCGGCGGTGATCGCCCTGGCGGGCCTGCGGCGCGGCCGTGGTGCGGTTGCTGCGCTGCTGGATGATCTGCGCGTCATCGAGTTGGAACTGTTGACACTGCTGAGGGGTTCCTGATGGCCGTCAATTTTGACGCGATCCTGAGGATTGGGGCCGAAGTCGCAGGGATGGGCAGCGTCACGAAGCTCTCCGAGACGCTGATCAATGTGTCGAAATCGGCCAAGCTGGCGGCCCAGGAGAATGCTCGCGTCTTCAGCACCGACGGGATAGAACGTCAGATGGCTGCGGCCACGGCAGCATCGATCCAGATTCTGGACGCCGATAAGCAGGTGCTGGCGTCGCGGATGAAGCTGTTGGATAACGACAGGGATCGGGCGGCGGCTCAGAACCAAATGGCGGCACTGGAGGTCAAAGGCGCGGAGCTGCGGCGCAAGCAGACAGAAGAGCAGTTAGCCGGCGAGCTGAAGACGGCCCAGGCAAAAAAGACGGCCACCCAACTGGAGCTGCAGCGAGCCCAGTCGGTGGTTTCCACTGCTGGCGCCTACGGCAAGATCACGCCAGAGATGTTGCGGCAGACCGAGGCCGCCAGGACCGCTAACCGAATTGCGCAAGAAGAGCTAGTAATAACCACAAACATTGTTGCCAAAAAAAGAGAAGTAGCAGATGCGCAGCTTAGGGCGGCCCAGGCTCAGGCTGAATCGTTGCGCGTGGTTCACGTAGAAGCCACCCGCCTGCAGTCGGTCCTGTCTGGCCTCAACAGGATCGACGCATCTTTCAGCCGGGGATTTGATGCTGTGCTCAACAGCCGATCCTGGCAGGCTGCTGCTGCTGGCGCGGCGGGCTTTGGCGTTGCGCTGGTGACCAGCACCAAAGCGGCCGTGGACTTTGAGACCAGTCTTTCCAGGGTGCGCAAGGTGATGGATGGCCTGGAGACACCGGCCGCAATCAAGGAAATATCAACTGAGATCATCGGTCTATCCAAGCAGCTGCCCGTATCCGCCAAAGGGTTTGCTGAAATTTACGCTGCTGCCGGTGCTTCAGGTATCGTTAGGAGCGAGGTCAAAGCATTTGCCAAGGACGTGGCGGGCCTCAGTGTGGCCTTTGAGATGACTGCTGATCAAGCCGGCACGTCAATAGCGAAGCTGCGCAACAGCCTCGGCATGACCCAGCCCGAAGTTATGAAGTTGGCTGATGCCATGAACTACCTCGACCAGCAGACGGCAGCCAGGGCCTCCCAGCTGGTGGAGTTTGCCTTGCGCTCTGGTGCCGTTGGGCAACAGGCGGGACTGGCAGCAGAGAAAACCGTAGCATTTGGCGCGGCCATGATCTCGGCTGGCGCCGATACGGAAGTAGCCGCGACCTCGTTTAACAACATGATCAAGGCGCTGACGCGGGGCAATTCAATGACTGAACGGCAGGTTGCCGCGTTGCAGACCTTAGGCTTTGTCGGAAAAGATGCAGGCCTAAAGCTAGCCAGGGCAATGCAAGAGAGCGCCGAACCTACTATTAGAGACTTTATTGGCCGCATCAAAGCAATGCCTAAAGAAATGCAGGCATCTATAATTTCTGATTTCTTTGGTGACGAGACAAGGGCTTTGCCTGCGTTAATTCAGAACGTAGATAACCTGACAAAGTCTTTAGACGCTGTTGCCGGTCCAGGTAATTACGCTGGATCGATGGCCAAAGAGCTTGGCGTGCAAATGGGCACCACTGCGGCGCAAATGCAGCTAGCGAAAAACAACGTAGAAGCGCTGCAGATTGAAATAGGCAATTTGATAGTACCTATAATTAACCAGCTAGTACCTGGTGTTATTGCAGTAGTTCAAGCGCTTTCGGGCCTTGCCCAAACCAATCCCCTGCTCACGCAAATAGCAATTGGGATTGGCGCCATTGGAGCAGCAGCCGTCATTGCTCTGCCCGTTGTGGTTGGCCTTGGGATGGCTCTCAAGACCATTGCCGGCTTTGGCCTAGGCGCCACGCTGGCCGGCTGGGCTGGGGCCATGCCGGCGGTAACAGCAGGTCTGGCGGGCATCGCCACCACCCTCGGATCAGTAGCCACCGGCCTGGCTGCCCTGGTCGCCGGTTTCGTCTCTGCCCCGATCCTGATCGGCGCGGCAGCCGTGGCCACAGCTGTTGTCGTTTTCTCATTCCGCGACCAAATCGCCGATGCCTTCCGGGGGCTCTGGGATCTGATCGCCAACCCCACCACCGGATTCGTCGCAATGATCGGCGGCGGCTGGAACATAATGATGGACAACATCAGCAGTTACGTCAGCAACATTCTGCCGAATATCAGTGACAACTTTGCAGCATTCTTCGACACGATCATCGGCCCAGAGAATGGCCTTATTGCCCGCCTGGGGCAGACCTGGAATCTGGCCATGGATGGGATGCGGGACTATGCCGTGGGCCTGGTGCAGCCCATTACCGACGCCTGGGAATCAATTGTTGGTACGGTGCGGGGGGTGATCAATTCGGCGTTGTCGCTGGCGGGGCGGGCGGTCAACAGCTTCATCGAGCAGATCAACCGCCTCATCCAGGCGGCTAATTCGGTGAGCGCTGCTGTGCGGGGCCCGCAGTTGGGGATGATCCAGCCCGTGAATGTGCCCCAGTTTGCCGGCGGCGGCTACACCGGCAACGGCCCCCGGTCTGGCGGGCTTGATGGCCGGGGCGGATTCATGGCCATGCTGCATCCTCAAGAGCAGGTCATCGATCTGCATCGGTCGGCCCCTCGCACTGCCACGAGCGGCGCCGCTGCCGGGGGCTCCAGAGGCGGCGGCACCTTTGCCCCAACGATCCAGATTCAAACGGGCCCAGTCCAGCAGCAACCCGACGGCTCGCAATGGATCCGGCGCGAGGATGCCGAGGCCATGGTGAGCGATGGGATTGGTCAGCTCTGGAATCACATCCAGGCGTATGACGGGCGCCAGGCCCTGGGAATTGTCTGATGCCCGACTACGGCCCCCACGTCTACACCCAGACCCTGAAGTGGATGGACCCTAGCGGCAACGCCAAGGCCAGGTGGCACCGTCTCGACATCAACAACGCCCCCTTCACTTCCTTTGACGCTGGCGACGGCGACGGGCTGCAGTCCTGGGAGTTCCAGGAGTTCTACTGCCCAGGGTTTGATTCGGGCCTGGTGTCGGGATCGGTCGCTATCACGTGCGCGTACTCCCCTGCTGTTCTGGCCCTGGCGATTGATGCGAACGCTAACCAATGGCTGATCGAGGTGACTCAGTTCGAGGTTGTCCTGGGCGGGCTCAGTCGGGTTGGTTCGGTCCTGGTCGGCAGCATCACCGCCAGCGGCTCCCTCACAGGCGTCACGATCAACGGCACTATCTCACCGCCTCCGGTTGCAGTGTCGGTCCCGCCAATCGTGCTCACGCAGGAGCTGATAGGCACGCCCTGCGTGCTGGATTTTTCGACATGATCCCAGCTGCGCTTACAAGCAACGGGGCGTCAGCCAGATCAAGCGTCCCGTTTAAGGCCAACCAAGTGCCAATCGCGCGGACTACTGCCCTGGGCGGATCGGCGCGTCCTACGGCCATCAATGGCGCCGAAGTTGACTCCCCATGGAATTCAAACCAGCAGGCGATGACTCTGCTGGAGCGGGCGCCCATCGTCTGGTGCCGGCGCATCGGCGACACCTGCGGCAGCCCATCAGATACAGGCATCGGCGGGGTGATCGTCAGCCCGAAGGCCACGGCCTGCCGGTTTGATACTCCCCTGCTGGGGGGCCAGCCCGTGGCCAATGCCGTGGCGGTGAAGTGGCGACTGGTCGTCTCCCAGGGGAAGCTCGGCGGCATCTCGGTCAATGGCGTCTTCCAGGGCCGCTGCCGAGTCGGGAGCTTCAGCCAGTCCTATGGCCCAAAAACTGCCGGCACCTGGACTCCTGGCAACTTCCTGGTTGATGTTTACAATGGCGAATATCTGGTTGCCAACAAAGTAGGGGCGCCCACGCAATGCGGCACGGTTGGCACACACAAGGACCTGACAACTGTTTCTTTTAGCGCGGTAAATTTTAACGGGTTTCAGGCTGGCGGCGTTCCATTCGGACTGCCAGACCGTGGCCACTGGAAGCGGCAGATTCATCTATTTATTCGCAATGGAGTCGAATCGGTCAGGCTGTTGGATAATGTCTACGGCAGCTCCAACAATTTAGGCGAACTTTATTTATACCTACTGAACAATGATGGCCGCACAGCACCGGTTCGGATTGATCGGGAGTCGATTACCGCAGCAGCTCGGTTCATGGATGCCAACGGTTTCTGGTGGAATGGGGTGCTATCAAAGCCGACCAGTATCAGTGACTGGATGAGCAAAATTGGGCCCTATTTCATGGTGCGCGAAACAAAGATTGCCGGTCGCTATGGCCTGCGGCCACTGCTGCCCTTTACGCCATCTGGGGCTATCGACACCGAGCCATTGAGCCCCGCGTGGGTGTTTGATGGCGAGGCGATCGTCAATGGGAGTTACAACTGGCAGCTGGTTAGCCCTGAGGCGAGGCGCCCCTACCGGGCCGTGGTGGCCTGGCGCCAGCAGGGCCCCGACGGATTGTCCAGGATGATCCGGACCACGGAGGTGGCCTATGACTTCACCCCAGAAACCGCGCCAACGGAGGAGCACGATCTGAGCCAGTTCTGCACAACCGAGATTCACGCAGCCAGGGCGATCCGGTGTGGCCAGGCAAAGCGCCGGCACATTACGCACTCCGCTGCGGTGGCGATCAAGGCTGGCTATTGGAACTCGACCCTGGGAGAGGGCGAGCTGATCGCCCTGCAGCTGCAGCGCGAGGACGTGGATGGGGTGAGCAGCCCCCTGGTGGCCTGGTATTGGATCGTCTCTGCCAATACCGGACGGGAGGGCACCCTGACCCTGCAGTTGGAGCACTGCCCGGTCGATGGGCTCGGCCGCTCCCTGGTTGCCATGGACGTGGCAGCGGTTCAGGTTGCAAACATCACCCTCCTGACTGGTGACACCGCCCCCTCCTGCGATGCGGACCCCAGCCGGGCGACCGATTGTTCGATCCCCGCGCCCGACGAGGAGAGCTGGACCAGTGACGAGGTCTGGTTCTATGGCCGCTACGGGCGTCGGCCGGTTTCTGGCGAATACGCGGACGGCGGCTTCATCCTGGGCGGCGGCGGTGGTGGTGGAGGCGGTGGTGGGGGCGGTGGGGGCGGTGGTGGCGGTGGTGGTGCTCCGCCTACCCCTCTGCCCCCTACCGGCCCGGTCGAGCCCCCCAGAGTCCCCTCCCAGCCAGGCACGCCAACGGGGCCAGCAAATCCACCGGTGCCGCCGAAGGAGCCACCCGCAGGCGATTTGATCCAGTGGAGCCTGCAGTTTAGCTGGACGTTAAATTCTGACTATCCATTAGCAAACCCTGGGGCATTTGCGGGCATTGTAATAGAAAATCGAATCATTAAGGTTAACCCAGGCCAAAGGGCAGTGATTGTAGAGCAAAACTCGCAGTCTACTTCTGTTGCTGTATTCAATCCAGATGGGACGACCACTGGCCAGCCAACTCAATACCAGCACTTGATAAACGGCAGTTATCAACAGACGTGGCCTTATATTTTTGATCAAGGTGTGCTGTCAGGACCGTACCCGGAAACAACCGATCCTGCCTCGCCACCTGTATAGCATGACCACATTCCCGACCCTTCGCCCTGCCACCGTCTTAATCACCCCTGGCACGGTCCCAGCCACCATGCAGGCTGGCTACGACGGCAGCACCGTGGCCAGCACCGCCGACCTGGTAGCGACCGGGGACGTTCTGGATATGTCATTTGCAGGGTTGACTGAGGCCGACGCCCGCAGCGTGCCAGACCACCAGCGGGCCCAGCGGGGCCGCCCGTTTGGGTTCCATCCCACCACCCTGGCCACGGCACTGACTCCGGCCGGGTTTCAGTGGGCGTATGCGCGGCCGGTTACTCAGGACGACGTCCAGGCGGTCGGCAGCGGGTTCTACCGCCTGGCCGTTCAGTTCGTCGGGGTCTGGATTCGACGGGCCTCCACCCCCTCCGGATCAACCCGCATCGTGCTCCGCACCACAGCGGCCAGGGCCCTGCCGGCGGGCACCCCCAGCGGATCCACGATCTTGCAGTTGACCACCACGGCGGCGGGGATAGCTACGGGCACGCCGTCCCAATCGACGCTGTTGTTGCTGAAGACGTCGCCAGCTGGGCTCGTATCGACGCCATTGAACGACCCTCTTTACGGGTCAGTGTTGGTGCATCTGCCCCTGACTGCTGACAAGGGCTTTACCGATGTCAGCGGCCAATCGGGGTCAATAACAACGCAAGGCGGTATCAGCATCGATGCCAGCGCAGGTCGCTGGGGCGCCGGCTCTGCACTATTGAATAGCGCCGACAGCACGCCAGACTGGCTGTCGGTAGAACTGGCGCAGGCCTTGGGCGCAGGAGATTACACAATCAGATTTTGGTTTAATCTAACAACATTGACCACAAGGAACGAGTTGTTTCAGATCACAAATGAAGCAGGAGGTATCGGATCTTTACCAGCAGATTTTAGCTTTTTGAATGCTTTTGTAGGCGAGTCAGATGGATGGGTTTACTATGCTGACAATTTGAATAGCCCTGGATCCCGGATCGGGTTTGAAGCTGATTATAGCGGGCAAGCAGCAGTCTCTCCAGGGAGCTGGTATTTCTTCCAGCAGACCAGAGCGGCTGGGTTTGTAAGAACATCGTTCTCGACAGTCAGCGGCCAAACATTTATTACTCCAGTGTCTCCCGATCCTGTGCCTACATATATTCGCAATTACCCGCAAACAATCTTAGACATAGGAAAACGCTTTGGGGATTCTCAAATCTGTAATGGACGGTTCAATGATTTCCAGATCACCTTAGCCGCCAGGCCACATACCGTACCGACCGGGCCGCTGCCGATCTTCTAGCAGCTCACACCGCACGCAGCTCAACCCCGGTAACCTCCCACAGCTCGCCAGGCTGCAGAGCCCACGATGGTGCCGAGGCATAGCGCCATCGAACCGGCGTCGGGGGAACTGCACGCCCCACCCAGACCGCAGCAGGCAGCTCCCAGGATGCCAGCAGCCCCACAGTTCGGAAGTGCTCCACGAAATCGGCGAACTGTGCGGGGCTGAGCAGGGGCAGGGGCAGGGACACGGTCTGGCCAGCCAGGGTGTCGCTCAATAAAAACCGCCGATCAAGTTCAGCGGCGATATTGAAATCACCTAACGTATGCGGCCTCCCAATCGGCAGACAGGATTCAGGGAAATCCATTAAACGTAAACCCCGGTGATATCAAAAGTATTGGCATTGATCGGATACGCGGCACCATTAGCAGGGTAGTCTATGCCCCAATTTACAATCATCAAAACACGGTCAGCAGAAGCCGCCCCGCCAAGGCTTTGATAATAAGCCACATATCTAGGCGAAACTGTAGCGCCCGTAAGGATAATTTGATTGGCCTGCACTATGGTTTTATCAGCAGCATCATCCCGTGTGATCGTCAGCGGAGCAGGCACGCCACCAGCGGTGTAGCCAGTGCCACTCACTTCGTTGGTCAGATTTGACCGAAACGAATGAGCGGCGCTGGGAGTGTAGCCAGCCCCCAGCAGCATGGCGTAGAAGTTGCCTGCACTCAGGTTTATGGTTTTGTTTATGATTGCGTTAATTGTTGCGTAAGGAATTATGATATTGTTGTTGTTTGTTTGCGCAGCTTCAATCTGCATTTGCTCAATCCTGAACAACCCCCCAACGCTGCTTTGAGGGCTGCCAAAGTGGTTGTAGCCTAAAACTATTTGCTGAGAAAGTGTTGCTGATGGTCGATAATAAATCAGAATCCCACTGGCGCCCGTGATATTGGCATTCCATGTAACCGGGTCAATGACTAGGGCATTGATTCCGGTAGTGGTGTTCATTGAGTTACTGAGCACCAACGGCTTGCCGCCTGCTAAATAGCCGGTAACAGGGGTGATCTCGCCGCTGGTGATTGCGGCCATCGTGTCATGGGTGTCACGGTTAAACGTAAAAGCAGAGGTCATCAATTGACCGTAGAACGTGCCTGTTAATGGCATGTCAGGGGTCGTCAGGCTGTACTGGGCCCGGTTGCTGAGCGTGAAAACGGGCATTGGGCGGGGCTAGATTGTTGCCGCTATGCTACGAGCCCATGACAGCTGCTCCCCCTAATCCGCTGATCGGCGTGCCCTATTACCGCCAACGGGATTCGGCGCAGCTGGGCCAGCGCGATCGTTGCAGATCGCTAACCCTCCCGCCATCCCCCCTCGTGCTGCAGCATGCCCCCCCAGCCAGCCTGCCCCGCGTCGGCATCCTCGTCTAGCCCCTCGATCGGTTCTAGCTGGGCCCACCGTGCCGGTTGCTGGGCGCGGCGCTGCTCGATCAGGGCGCGGAGCTGGGCGGGTGATCGGTCCTGGTGCAAAACCCCATCAATGAAAACCTCTAGGCAGTAGCCGCCATCTCTCGCGTCTGTTCCTACCCTCGTTTGAAAATCCTGATCTGCCATGGCCTCGAATAGTTGGATGGTGCCGACCCTCAGCCTAGAAACGCAGCTGAGCCGTGCCCTGGATCGGCGGACTGCCGCCCACCTATGCCGGGACGATCTGAGCATCGTGGTTGATGGCTTAATTGTGCAGGCCTATGGCCAGAAGGCGCTGATCGATTCCCTGCTGGGCCGCGTGCGGTGCCTGGAGGTGGAGCTCGTCCTGGCCCGTGATGCTCGCCCCCTGCAGCCTCCGAGCGATGAACACCAGCGGTGGGCCAGGGAAGTGCTGCAGGGGTTGGGGTGATCATGCCACCGGCCCCGCTGAGGCGAATAGGTCGGGTTGGGTGGTCAGCGTCTCCCATGCAAGTGCCACCACTGCTGGAACCTGCCCGTTTCCAAGCCCTCTAAGGCGGTCCACCCGATTGGCCACCCCATGAACCACTCGATCCACGTCGGGTTCAGTGGACCACCAGGTTGCTGGATTGCCGCAAGGCATGGTGATTTTCGATTCAGCTCCGATGGCCCCATGGCTTTGGAGTCGTGAACCCTGGGCGTCGCCAGTCGTCGTTTTACCCACGTCGCCAGCCCGTCTCCACTGGTCGGACTGGATCCTTTCCTGTTGTTGTTCCCGCAGACCGTCGGGGTTGGTGCCCTGTCGGCAACCCACGATCCAGATTCGATCGCGGTTGTGGATGAGCGGGATCTCTCCGCAATGAGTCGCGAGGGCGGCTTCATCTGCTCCAAACACACCCCAGCGCGCATCAAACCCCAGCGTGGCCAGGTCTCCGAGAACTGTTCCGAGCCCCCGAGCAACGAGAGCTGGGGAGTTTTCCACGAGGACGTAGCGGGGTCGAACCTCGCAAATGATCCGAGCAAATTCACGCCAGAGCCCTGATCGCTCGCCGGTAATCCCTGCCCCCTTTCCGGCAATGCTGATGTCCTGGCACGGGAAGCCGCCAGAGATGACATCCACGAGGCCAGCCCAGGGTTTGCCGTCAAAGGTGCGGATGTCGTCCCAGATGGGGAAGGGTTGCAGAGTGCCGTCGTCTTGGCGGGCAATGAGTCGTCGTCTGGCTGCCTCGTCAATTTCGACGGCGCAGATGGTTCGCCATCCCAACAGGAGGCCTCCGAGAATGCCGCCTCCATGGCCTGCGAAAAGTGCCAACTCATTCATTGGACCCCCCCAAGGCTGCGGACCATGGCGCGGCAACAGTCCCCCGTCACGGCAACTACGAGACGGCCAGCAGCGATGCGTACCCAGCCCCGTTGCACGGCCAGCTCCAGGAACCCATCGGCAACGCGACCCAAAAACGCCACCCCCTCCCCCTCAAGGCGGTCGGCTAATTGGCCACCACGGCGCCGGCAGGACTCGGCCAGGGGCACGTCTAGCCAGAGGGTCAGATCGGCACTCAGACCGCCCGTGGCGATGTCTGACAGTGTGTCAATCAGGCCAAGGGGCCAGCCCCTGCCATAGCCCTGATAGGCGGCGGTTGATCCGGTGAAGCGATCACACAGCACCCAATCCCCCCGCTCCAGCGCTGGCCGTAGAACGGTTTCCACGTGCTGGGCACGGTCGGCCGCATACAGCAGCAGCTCGGCACGGGGCACCGGGGCCGCTTCCCCAGGAGGGTCCAGCAGCAGATACCGCAACGCCTGACCCAGGGCGGTTCCCCCAGGCTCTCGGCTCACGACCACGCGGGCGCCGGGGGGCAGCAGGCCGCTGGTGGGCAACCATTGGCGCAGGGCCTCCAGTTGGGTGGTCTTGCCGCTGCCGTCGATGCCCTCTAGGACGACGAAGCGGCCACGGGGCGGGGTTGGGGTGATGTCTCTCATACCCTGGCCACCACCACCCGCTCAGGCTGGTTCTGATATTTCCCAGCCCGATCGGCATAGGTCGTCTCGCAGGGATCCCCCTCAAAAAAGAGCAGCTGGCAGATCCCCTCCTCCGCATAAATGCGGCAGTCGGCCCCGGATGAGTTGCTGAACTCAAGGGTCAGATGCCCCTCCCATGCGGCCTCTGCCGGCGTGGTGTTGACGATGATTCCCAACCTGGCATAGGTGCTTTTGCCTAGGCAGATCACGGTGATATTCGGCGGCACCAGCAGCTTTTCGAGCGCCACCCCCAGGCCGTAGGTGTGGCCCGGCAGGATGAAAAATCGGCCGTCTTCGTCCTGGTGCAGGGCGGCCGGCTCCAGGTTGGCGGGATTGAACCGCTTGGGGTTCATCACCGTGCCCGGCACATGGCGAAAGATCCGGAACTGGGCGGCGGAGAGGCGAATGTCATAGCCGTAGCTGCTGGTGCCATAGGAAAGAACGCGGCGAATTGGGTCGCCATCAAAGTCGTTGGTGAGCACCTGCCTCACCAGCTTCGCCTGAAAGGGCTCGATCATGCCGGCGGCGGCTTGGGCTTTGATCCATCTGTCGTTTTTCAGCATTGGGGGTCAGGGGTGAGGGTGGTCTTGGGGGTGCTCAAGGTTTCCTGTATTCAGAGAGCGATCTGGTCAGCTCCATAGATGCACGTCGAACAGCACCAGATGGGGCCGTGCCGGTCAGGCTTGCGCCGCCTGCTTCCCAATAGGCCAACAGAAGCTCGCTCCGGTTGATAAATTCACGGGCTGCTTTCATCGCGGTCCTGAGTTTTTGTTCCTTGGTTTTCACGCCTCCACCTCCTTGACCTGGGGCGCTGGCAGCCTGTGGGGCAGGATTTCCCACAGCCTTGACTCTTTTTCGCGTACAGCCGGGCACCTTCGCAACAACTGCGCCGCCACACTGGCGCCCAAGTGAAACACCTGGCCCTTGGAATTTTGGCGACGACCCTCAGGCCAAAGCCGCTCGGCGAGGGTGTTGGCCCGCAACGTCGCCACACCTTCGGAGTGCATCGCCGCAATTTCGCGCAAAACCGCAACGGCAGTTGGGACGATCACGCCTCCACCTCCCCAGCCTTTCGCAGCCGCCGAGCCTCCCTGGAAGTCTCCATCCGTCGCCTGGCCTGGATGAAAAGCCGCGCGCCTTGCCACCATTGTTGACGCACTTCGGGAGTCCTGGGACCGCTCATGTTGCGCAGTTCTTCCCTGGCAATTTCGACTAGCTCGCTGTGGCAGGCCCAGCAGTCGGCCGCTTCGGTGACCCACGCACGCAGCTCCAGGCAATGGCAGCATGTTCTGAACGATCCGGGTTCACCGTCCCAAACGCCGAAGACGTACTCGTGAGAATCGCCAGGGGTAATCGGGCCAGAGCACTCGTAACAGGCGTGAGCTTTCCTGGCGCGTTGGATGTTCGGTCGGTAAACGGCGGGTTGTTCACAGTCGCAATCGCAGCTCACGCCTCCACCTCCCCCCATACCGGCGCTGACATTCTGTGGCAGCACTCAGAGCACAGGTAATGTCCATCTGTTTCGCAATCGGCAAAGTCTTCCAGCTTGCGGGGTCGGGGCTCAAATGCCGGGCAGGGGCTGTCTGGGTCCCGGTTGCCTGGCACGCCGACCGGCTTTCTATTGCTGGCCACCATTCCCCTTGCGTAACGCCAATAAGCCCATTTTGCGATTGAAAAATAAGCGTCGGCCAGTGTTGGAATTTGAACTAACATCACGCCTCCACCTCCCCAGCCTGGGGCGCTGGCGGGGTGGCACAGTTTTCGTAATGAGAACAGGGCAGCATATCCAGCCAACAGATTTCACTATCTGGGCAGTCGCCGTGTGAACGGCAACTTTCGTGGGCTAGCTGCAGCGATTCCGCTGATCGCCGGTCGCCCGCTAACGCCACATCCCCAGCCTGGGGCGCTGGCACCATCTCGCCCTCATAGCCGCAATGTGGGCATTCAGCCACCGGCTCCGCCACGGCCCCCTCCCCAGCCTGGGGCGCTGGAATAGTGGTAGGGCCGCCCCTCAGCAGTGCGCGGGCCTCTATGGCGAGGGGGTGGGATGTGATGGGCGGGAAGGCTGGCAGTGGCTGTAAATGGTCCAGCTCAGCAGCCATGCGGGCGATAAGGCACTGAGGCGCTGGGGGTAGGCCAATGTCATTGAGAGTTTCTTGCGCAATGTCGTCGGCCACATCATCAGGATCACCCCAGCTGCCCTCAACGGTGTGGTGGTGGCCCAGGTTGTAGCCGGCGCTGATGCCGGCTTTAACAACCCGCAGCCGCTCGCTCACCGCCACCGGCACGGCCCGCAGGGCGGCCAGCTCGGCCTCCTGCTGATCGAACAATGCGGCAAAGCGGTCAAGATGCACGCCGGTAGAAGTAGCCCATCGGCCCGCAATTTTCAGTAAAGCCACCAACTCCGCTACTTCCCCCGTCTCCCCCACCTCCGGCGCTGGCAGGGGGATCGCCCGGATCGCTTCAATGGCCGCATCTGCAATCTCAGCCACGCGGTCGCTGTCTTCGGCCACCGGCACAAAATCATCTGGGCCCATGGTCCCGACGCCCCATGCCTCCCATACGCGCAGGCAGTCATAGGCTCCGCTGCCCAGTGCCTCGGCTACGGCTTGGTGGACCGCCTCGCGGTGTTGGTCGTCAAGCTCGGCCACCGGCTCCAGCTCCTCCACCTTCTCAGCCTGAGCCTCCATCCCAACGCCATACACCGCCTTGAGTTGGCCGTCCCAGGGCCCAACCGCCGCTCGCTTGAGCACGTCCACAACCAAATCAATGGCGCCATGCCAGGCCTCCCCCTCTGTCCCGCTATGGCCGCCTGAGTAATCGTGGCAGCCCTGGGCTAGGCGAATGGCGTCTAGGTATGTGGGGTGGGCCGCATCCCCCAGCGGTTCAATGCTGACCCCGGCAGTGCAAACCTGAACATCGCCCGGCTGCGACTTGAGCAGATCTAAACCCCCCTCAGGCGGGCGACCGACCACCAACAAGTAGGCAGGGAATGCCAAGCGCTGGAGCAGGGTAGCGGCGCGGGTGAATTGGCGCCGCTCCTCGGGGTTGTGCTCACCGGCCAATTCGCGCATCGAGAGCAACCACTGGGCCACCTCCGCCACCTCCCTAGGCTCCGGGGATGGCGGGGCGGCGGGTGCAGAAGGCGCTGGAGCCCCCCGCAGAATGTCCGTCAACGCCCCGGTTGCGGAAATTTCTGGTAAGGGTTGGGACAATGCACGGTCAGCGGAATCAGTGGTCATGGTTCTGGGTTGATGGGTGATTTGGTTTCGATCGGGCATGGTCATCGGTCAAGATCTCGGCGGACAACATTGGCGCTGGCATAGTGCCCCTGCGTGTCGAGCCAGTCCGCCATTTTCCTGATCGCGGCGCGTGTGCGAGCTTCGTCAACTCTCCCGTCTGGCAGTAACGGGAGTTCATTGCCGACGACTTCCACCAGCTCAGTGGGCGGGGGCGTTGGTGCGGCTGGTGGTTGGCGATGAAAACGGCGCGGCTTGCCAACGCCATCACAATCTGGGCAGGTTGCGGCTGGGTTTGAGGTTGAAATGCCGCCGAGGCGTTCATCAATCGTGCCTTCGCCGTCGCATGTTTCGCATATTTCGATTTCCGGCTCAACAGGGTCGGGTGCTGCTGTTAGATCGTTGGCCCCACGCTCCAGGGCATCCAGCCTGCGGCAGAGCGCGGCGATGGTTTTGGAGTAGCTGTCCACGAATACTGCAACATCTTGATCGTGCTTATCGACGCGGTCGATCAGGTGCAGTAGCACCTGAGCGTCACGCTGACCGGCATCGGCGGCATGGTTGAGCCAGTCTAAGGTTTGGAAAGGAAGAGGAAGGGGACTCATAATCAACAGCCAAGGACAAAGAATTAAAGGGTGAAAGGGTAAAGAATTAGCCCTGGGGGAGGCAACAGACGCGGAAACCGATGAAGCTGCTGCGGGCGACCGGGCGGACGCCGAAGCGGAAGGCCGAGCGGCAGTCGGCGGGGCCGTCGGACCACGACCCGCCGCGCAGCAGCCGGCGCTTAGGGGAGGCAACAGACGCGGAAACCGATGTTGGAGTAGCGGGAGTCCGGGTGGTTGTTGAGGCGGGAGGCCGAGCGGCAGCTCGCGGGTTTGTTGATCCACGACCCGCCGCGCAGCGCTTTCCCAGGCTGTCGCCCTCCATCCAGGCGCTACCGTCCACTGGCGCCCCCCCGTAGCTGTCGTGCCATCCATCAAGGCACCACTCCCAGACATTGCCGTGCATGTCCTGCAGGTCCCAGGCATTGGGCGGGAAGCTGGCTACATCGATGGTCTGCTGGCGGTAGATGCCCCTCGAGCCCTGGCCATAGATGTATTTACCGTCGTAATTTGCCACCTCCGTGCTAATCGTGGGCCCAAAATGAAACGATGTGGTGCTGCCAGCTCGGCAGGCGTACTCCCACTGGGCTTCGCTTGGCAGGGTGTAGTTATTGCCGGTGCCCTGGCTGAGGCGATAGCAAAATTCCATTGCATCGTGCCAGCTCACCTGCTCCACTGGACGATTATCGCCCTTAAAGCGCGAGGGATCAAGGCCTAGGTCGCGTTCGACCCGTGGCCAACTTGCAACCGTGCGCCACTGTGCCTGAGTAATCGGTGTCTGGGCCATCCAGAAGGCGGCCAGTGTTACCTCATGCTGGGGGCCTTCAGTGTTTAATCGGTGAGGCTCGTGCTCGGGCGAACCCATCAGAAAACTGCCGGCAGGAATAAACGCCAGCGGGATTAGGTCTGCTGTCGGTTTAGCTGCTGCAGTTGCTGGAGGCTGGGCGTCAATCCTTGCCAGCTCGGCTAATGCGACTGTGGCACTATCGAATAGGGCCCGTTTGTTTTGAGCGCGGACAAACTTCACAGCAAACTCAAAGCCGGCTTGACTGGAATCAAAAGTGGTCATGGTTGAAACCTCGCGTGATAAATAGTCAGAGCAGCGCAAATGCAGGTCAAAATGCCAAAAACAAATCCAATCGCATTGGCATCAAAAACAAAAGCAACCCCGGCAATCAGGCTGCCGCCGCTCATGGCGTTTAGATAGGGGTTGCTCGGGACTGGTGGCCTTAGTGGTCGAAGGGTCAGCCAGCGAGTGAGGGTGCGAAGGGTTGGGGTCATCGGTTGCTCCACCAAATGCGACCCCAAGACTGCTCCGATGGCTCCGAGTTAAACCAGCACAGACGACCAAAGCGTCCCTTGGTTGGCGTTGCCACGATGCCTGGCCAATGCGGAAGGTGAGCAGGGTCGTGCTGCATGACGATGGAGACATTGCCCCCCTGCCGGAGTGGTCGGGGGAGGTAGAAGGAGCCGGTCACGGATCCACCCCCAGCGCCGCTAGTAAGACGGCGTGCTCCGGCGGAGTAGCAACCCGCTTCCAATCTCGGCAGTGCAAATCCCAGTTTGCGGACTCATGGGGAGATGACCAGCCGCGCTCGAATCTTGAACGGTTACGGCTTGTGCGACCGCTGACAATCCACACTGCTTGGGTCGTGCCCAACCAAAGCAGTGTGATTCGGGCCTCGCTCCAGCCTTCGCCAACATCCTGGCGGCCTTGAATTGTGTCACCTACCGTCAGCCCCAACTCGCGGGCTTGATCGGCGCAACAAGCAAACTCAGCGGCTTTCATGGCTTCACCCCCAGCGCCCGAAGAATGGCGGTGCGCTCGTCTGCACGGCCACGGTCGTATATGGCGCGGCGTGCGTCGTTAAACGAGAGGGCCCCCTGCTGCCACACATCCATCAGCTTCTCATCCGTCGCCACCGGATCGGTGCCAGGCGGTGGGAGCTGGAGGGATTGAGCCTGGCGCCGGCCCTCGGCAAAGGCCAGCAGGGCGGCCGTGCGCCAGATGTGCTCGCCGTCGTTCAGGTACTTAGCAATCGCAGCCCGCTTCCATCGCTCCATCAGCTCGTCGCTCGGCATCTCAGCCGGGCCAGGATCGCGGTCGACATAAATCAGCCGCCCACCAGTGGGCTGGGGTTTGATCGGCGGCTTGGGGGTGACAGGGCCGCCGTTGCCGTTGCCTCGTTGCACGGCGCCTTCAGTGAAAGTCGTGCGCATGGCTTCCCACTGAGCCCTCGTGATCTCACCACCTCCGCAGGGAGGGTTGAAACCCCGGCGGCGAGTGATCTCGCGGTCAAGATGGTCGTCAAAATCGCTGGAGGGCGGGTTCGGCGTGCCCCCGTGGGAGCAAGGCTGGTAGCCGCCATTGACCCTGATCGTGCCTTTCTGGGGCTGTAAAAGCCCGTTGATCCAGGTGAAGAGTCCCATCAGAAAGGGACCTCCTCGTCTGATTGGCCGCCGTAACCAGGGGCCGAATACCCACCTGCCCCGGCTCCACCTTCGGCGTCGCGTTTGCTGCCCAGCAGCTCCAGACGGTCAACTGTGATCACCGGCTTGCTGCGCTCCTCTCCGGTGGTGCGGTCGATCCAGCGGTCGAGCTTGAACGATCCGGTGATGCCCAGCAATGAGCCCTTGCGCACGTAGTCGGCAGCGACCTGGGCTTGCTGGCCCCAGATCTCTAGCGGAAACCAGTCGGGCTTATCGTCCCGGCTGCGGCGGTTTACGGCCAGGGTGAATTTGGCAACCATGACGCCCGACTCAAAGTAGCTGACCTCAGGGTCGCGGCCGGCCCTGCCTGCCAGGGCAACGGAATTAACGCCGGGGCGATCGAGGGGCATGGCGACCCGATAGAAGTCCTCTAGCTGAAACTCCGGCGGCTTGCGCTGCTCGATCCTGAGCCGGCCGGCGACGATCGCCCAGGAGTCCTGCGTGAGGTTTGCCATCACGTCGGGCGCACGCTCGCCCCAGGCCGTCACTTGCAGCGGCATCGGGGGGTCTGTTTGTTTATAGGGGGTGATCTCAACGGTGAAGGATGCCTGGCGTTGGCCACCAGCGGGAGGGGTAGAGAGTGCCGGCGGCGACGTGATGTAGGCCAGCAAAGTGAGCCGATTCATAGGGGGGATTCGATGGGATTCGACGGGATGGGACAGTGATCAATCCAGGCCAGGGATCGGGGCGTCAGCAGCAGGCGCAGCACCAGGGGCGGACCTGCGGACCGGGGCAGGGGCGGACCGACGGCCAGCTGCAGGTGCTGCAGTGGTGGGCGCGGGTGCTGACTGGGGATCGGCAGCCACGATGGTTCGCCCCACCGGCAGCCGCTGAGCCGTGCCAGGTTCGGTGGCCGGGGCGGGCTGCTCTGAAGTGCTGGTGGCTTCCAAAGTCAAGGAGCTGGGCCCTAAGTTCGGGGAGCTGTGCGGCGCTTCGGAATTTGGGGCCTGGGGCTCTGGTTCAGGGGTGAGGGCTTCAACCACTTCCTCGGCCCGGTGCGTCAGGGGGGCGGGGACTGCAGGGGCAATAGCTGCCGCTGGCACTTCAGCCACGGCGACCGCCTCTACGTCGATGGCTTCCTCCTGTGTGCCAAGGCCCAGGGAAATCTCAGGGCAGAACACCCGCACCCACCACGATGCAGCGCGAAACCGCAACATCTGGCCGGTCATAGTGGGCCATTTGCTGGTTTCTGCGCCTGTTTTTGAGTCTTTGCGGCTCCACCAACCCTGAGCCTTGGCCATGGCAATGGTGATTTTTTCACCTCTCAGGACTTCGCCAGAAGCAAGATCTTTAGCCTCGCAATAGCAAGAAGTAGGCTCATCTTCATTGTCGAAGATATAACGCAACGGCGAGAACCTGCCGCAAGCGTTTACCGTGCCAATCAAGAACTGGCTACTCCATGATGGTCGGCCATAAATGGGAACCATGTTTTGCATGACCACCATTGGAGAAACTTTTAGCCTGCTGGCAAGCTCTAATGCAATCAGGCAGTTGGCCAGGCCGTCCTGTCCCTGGTATATTTTCGGCACCAAAGTAGAAGACGCCAAAGACTTGGCCATTCTTTGGGCCATTTCAAATCCATCCAGGGAAAATACCCTAAGGTCGTCGCTGTCGTCGCGTGTTGCAAGTGCTGAGGAAGTCATCAGAAAAGCTCAATAGAATCGGGATCAATGGTTAATGGCGCAACGCTGGCGCGTTCCGGTCGGAAAGATTGCCGCCCATAGCTGGGCCAGATGCCAGAAGCCTGGCATTCAGCAATACGGCGGAAGGCTCCCTCGCGTTTTTCAAGACCTAGGGCGATGTCGTCTTGATCAAGAATTAGCAAGGTGCAATCATGCGGGGTTTCCCACTCGAAAGCAATGACGCCAATCTCTTCGGGGGGGCGACCGTATTTATCCTTAAAGCCGAGATCAAGGTGTGACATTTGTAAGTCATATCCAAGATCCATAGCCTGCCAATAGAATTTTTTTTGCTTGGCAGATCGGCTTTTTTTGACATCATAAAGACAGCCGTCAATCGTTATGATGTCAGGCAGCATCCGACAAGGGCGGCCGGCCTCATCGTTCCAAAAGTGTGGAACTTGGCAGGCCGCTTTGGTTAGTTTGTCCAGGACCGGGCCGATGTCAGGATCAGCTTTGAGAACTTTGACAATTGCTTCGGCATTTGCAAGCCATGCTAAGCTGATAACGGTAAGCCCTTTTTCTGCGGCTTCGGCACAGTTAGCCTTCCCTTCTTTGGTGCGCTTGTCTACATTTTCGTAGACAGCAAACATCTCGTCAATGCAAAATGGAGGCGTTAGCAAGCAGTCAACCAAACTGCCTTTATTCATGTCATCGGACGGAACAAACGGCGCGGCACCAGGGCCAAACCGGTGATTGAATACCGCCATGGTTTCGGTCGCGGCGCATTTGAGCGCCGTTGGGGACCAGGCTGGGTGGCGGTGGTAGTCGGCGATTTTCATCGCACCACCGTCGGAGCCACAGCACTTCCCACAGCCCTTCCCTGCGTGCACCGTGCGAGGCCTTGCTCAACCCCTACCGTGTAGGCCAGGGCGGAGGCAATCAGGGCGAGTACTCCCATCAAGATGCAGTTTTCAGATCCAGCGACTTGGCATCGGGTGCGGCGCTGATCAAACGGGAGCTGCCGATCAGCAATGTTCCCCAGGCTTAGAGCTGCAACCCGCAGTGCATCAATCCGCTGGGGCCTGGCCATGGCCTTCCAGGATGCACGCAGGCCTCCCAGGTGGCAAATCGTCGCGTCAATGCGTTTGGCGTCCAGGAACTCAGCCACTGACACACAATCAGATGGTTGATTCATGGCGTTGGAGGATTGGAAAGAATTGGGCTGAGTCCGGCGCCGAGCCGGATCAGGTGATGCACGGCCCTGGCCTCGCTGGCCCCGCCATTGGCAGCGGCTACGGCTTCTACGGCAGAAACCGAATCCTTAAACCCAAGCGACGTGGCGCCCTGAAAAATCAGCAAGCGAAAGGCAGCCGCTTGAGTGGCGCTGGTCTGCTCTTGCAGCCGCTTTACCTGTTCGTATGCGTCTGCAGGCAGGTAAGCGTTCACAACGACTGAATAACCGGCGGCGTCATAAATGGCGCCAGCAACCCGCTTGCCAGGGCCGGGGCGGGGCTTTGGGGTCTGTTTGCTCATGGATACCTTACTGGCTGAGGCTGCTCGAACAGCAAAGGCTGGGGCAACGGGGCCATAGCCTGGGGGGCTCGAAGGGTTGCGCTGATCCAGGCGATGCAGACCACGCCGGCGAGGAACACTCCCCCGGTAAATGGCAATGTCATGGCTGCGCACCTCCATGCAGCGTTGTGACGGCGATGGCCTTGCCGGTCAGCAGGTCATGGGCGCGAGAGATCAAGGCCTCCAGCGCCTTGATATCGCGAAACAGGTCTCGTGTTTCAAGCCGTTGAGGGTCCCCAGTTGGCAGGGCCATTCGGGCATTAAAAGCGGACTGAAGTTCGTCAGCCACCAAGGTTTGGGCATCGATTGCCCGTTGCAGTAGCTCGCGGTGCCGGGGGTCAGTGATCATGGGGATGGGGGAGCGCACGGGGGTGGCGCGTCTCCAGAACCTACCATGGTTTGCCACGGTTTGCCACGGTTTGCCACGAAACAACCCCAACCCATGACAATCTGTGAACCGTCACACCCCTGGGGCCCTATGGCGTTATCTGGTCGTTACATTCAGTTCACCGGGGCGGAAATCCCCGGATCCAATCGCCACCCGCACCATGGACTACGAACTGCCTCACGCACACGCCACCAACGCAGCCAACGAACTGGAAGGACTCCAATGCACGGACTTTTGGCTGGAGCTGCCAGCCGATGTCCAGGTCGAACTCTGCAAAGCGCACGCCATCCTGCGCACCATGGCCGGGACCATGGAGGCCGCCGACATCGTCTGATCGCCACCAGCGCCGGGCCTCCCCAGCGCTTCCGAAATCCAGATCGCCAGCCGGCTATAGGCGTTAAACCGAGCCGAACCGCCCCCAGTAGTCCGGGGGCAACCAACCACCTCCGCCACCCAACCGCCAGCCATGACAACAACCTCAGTCGTCAGCCTTCGAAATATTCATGTTTTTGAAGATTGGCTTGCCGAACGCTTCGGATCTTCTGAAGCCGCCCACGCCGAGTTTGCTCGGTTTGCGGCTATGGATGATTACTGTTACCGGGATGCAATGGCGCAATTGGAACTGCAATGGCAGCTGGCTGTTTGCGAAAACGCTGGCATCCCTTATGACGGATGGCAAACTTACGCAGGCTTTTGCGCTACAGAGCGCTTCAAAGCCAACGAAAATGAAGAAGAGGGTATACGGATTATTTACGCCCCAAACGCCGATCCGACCAGGAGAACTGCATTCCAATGGTGGATGCAAAAAATGAGCGGGTGGAACAACTACGGGCCTTATGGCTTTCATCCCAATGCAGACCCTGACGCCTATGACCACAGCGAACCCTAACCCCCTGCCGGGGCTTGCCGGCAACACATTCACCTTTACTTTTCCGCCATGGATTCAACAACCACCTTTACTTTTGCCGCCCTCGCCTACGCAGGCGCCGCCATTGGCGTAGCAACAGGTTATTGGTCAAAAACGCAAAGCACTCATCCCCCCCTGTTGCCCAACCACCTGGTTAAACGCTTTAAAATAATGAATCTATCTGGATCTGCAAGTTCCAATGGTTGGAACTTGCAGATAGAGAAAACTGACATTTTGCGCCTTATTGCCACCTCCGCCGGTGTGCTCTGGCCAGCTTATTTGCTGGTGTGCTTGTTCTATCAAGCTACTCGCAGGATCGGGGCCTGACTCCCTCAGCCCGCCGGGGCTTCCCGGCAACACATTCACCTTGCGTTGACACACCATGAACAAAAATCACAAGCCGCCGTCTTACCCAGTCAGTAGAGAATCGCTTGGCAATTGGGTGCTGTATGACGTGATAGCTTGCAATGCGTTGCACGCTGGCATAACAGAAGCCGAGCTAATTCATGTGCTGCTTGAAGACCGCAAACGGTTAACAGAGCAACTAATTGAAAGCTTCAGAAAAATGCCGCAACAGCCGATCATTGTTACCAATCTTCCCCCATGCCTGACATCCTTTCAAGCCAACCAACAGCCCAGCGCCCCAGCGCCCCCAGCGCCCCCAATCCCATGACCAAATCTCGAACCCTTCACCCCACTGCAGCGGCGGCACGCATCGCCCCACTCCTGCTGCAACTGGCAGCCCTGGCCATTGCAGCCGGGGGCCTCTGGATCTGGCGCCATCGCCAGCAGATCGGCGCGGCGCTGGTCGCAGCAGCGGTCAACACCTACTCAGCCGTGGCCTGGGGCCGGCAGCAGGTCGAGGCTTTGGCTGCTGACTCAGCGCGGCGGCTCCCCAGTCAACCGGTTGCGGCGGTGGCGCCGATCACTGCCACCATCGCCGCCGCCTGGGGGCTGGTGGATCGGGGCACCATGGCCCGAGCAGAGCGGAGACGGCGAGACCGGCTGGCGGACATTGCCAGCGCCTACAACCTGGAATTGCAAGAGCTGCTGCGACCTGTGGTAGCAGAGCTGCTCCAACGCCGTTACACATGCGGCATAACCCGTGACATCAATGCCTGACCCCAACGGCGCAATCAGTTGCCCCCGCTACGTGTTGCGCCCTGGCTATGTGACCAGCGCCAACGACGGACAAGAGCATTTCATCAGCAGCCCCAAGCTGGCACGGCTGTACGGAGTGGATCTCCGTAGCCCCAACGTTGTGGTCGATCTGGACCATGGATTCCGCCATCGCCCTGGCGACATTTGTCTAGGGCCTCGGCTCGATGGCGATTATCGATTACCTCCCCTGCCCGATGCCTGACCCCACTACTGAACTGCAAACCGCACTGCGAGCTGCCCATTTTGCCCTCATCGAATCTGCAGATCACATCCGAAGGACTAAAGGCCAGAGCAGTGCCTATCGCCGTGCTTCCAATGCCAGCGCTGCTGTACGGGACATATTGATCAAGCGATCCAATGCCTGACCCCAACACCCCAGACCCCAGCCCTGCAGCCCAACGCCAGCGCCTCTACCGCCAGCGCAAGGCGAGCCTGGCACCAGGTAGCCGGCGGATCCCGTGCGAGAGCTGCCCCCGGCGCCATACCGGCAAATATGGGAAGCTGTGTTCTCGATGCTGGGAGCGATTCACGCCGGAGGGGAAAATGGCGGTTGCTGAGCGCGTATTCCTGCACCGCCAGGCCAAAGCTAAACGCGACAATTTGTGAAGCGTCACACTTGGTTACGGCTAAGGCGTTATCTAGGCGTTACATTATGGAGACAGGCGAGGGGGGACCCGAGCCGCTCACCCAACCTCCAGTCATGACAGTCACCACCTTTCGCAGCAACTACGGCTCTTACAATGTCACCCGTGCCGTGCTGGCATGTAAGCCAGAAATCAACAACGAAGGCACTACAACTCAAGATGTAGTGATCTTTGAAGCTACCGATCAACAAGAAGCTGTAAGTATTGTTGGCAAAACTTTGTTTGTGCTGGCCAATGGCCACACCTTTGAATCCAGCTATGACGGTCAACGCCGCACATCGCTCAAGCCATGTGCCCGCAGGCAATACGCAAGCGTACTCAAGCAAGGTTACAGCCCAGATATTGAGCTGATCTACTGATCTCCCCCCTGCGGGTCGCCGGGAGCCTATCCCGGCAACCCATCACCTTTCCCGCCACCATCCAACCAGCCAACAACCCAGCACCCTGGCAATGAATCACCTAGTCATCGTTTCCGCCCACGAGGTAACCAGCTTGGCCCACGGCGTCACCGCAGCCGACGACATGGAGGCATCGCAGAACTGGGAGAGGGATGCTGCGCGGCGACGCAGCCACGATCTGAGGCGCTGGCAGCAGGAGGCCGAAGCGCGGGACAGGCACCGCGATCACTCCAAAGACGACGACTGACCCCACCGCCCCCATCCGGGGGCTTTTCATGGCCGCATCAAATTCAGCCATCCGGAATTTCCGGACAACTGAACTGTTGGGCCCTCAGCTCGCCCGCTCCAGCCAGTCCTCATCAGGCGGAAACGTCTCATTGAGCGATGGCCAAGGGCGCAGGAAATACTCAGGCACCGCAGGGCGCAGCCGTTGTGGGCACTCCAGCAGCCGTGCCTGCAGCTGGGCATGCTGCTCCGGGGTCAGCAGGTGATGAATCGGATCGAGCACCACGGCATCGGGGCCCGCCGTCCAATCAGGCCACCGGCCGCAGCCGTATTCCCACCGGCCGCCACCAGGGGCCAGCGCCACAGCCAGGCGGTGGAGCACCCCCAGCTGCCACCAGAACGCAAACCGCCAGCCGTTGCCGGCCCAGACCTGCTGCCGGTCGAGGGGCTCGTCAGCTCGCACGGGCCAGGCTTCAACCGGCACGGCGCCTGACGCTACGGCGATCAGAGCCGCTGCCACTGCATCCCCGCTAGGAGGTGGCGGAGCGGGCGGGGTGGTGTCTGGGGGCTCTGGCGTGGCCCTAAGGGTGGCGGGCTTGCGAGGGCGGCCGGGGCGTTTTGTGTTAGGTGCTGGGCTCAATCCTCAACTCACACTCAAAAGCAATGATGGGAGGCGGTTCGATCACCCCATCAGCGGGATCCGGCCTAACGCGGCGCAGGCAGTCAGCGCAGCCCTCGCGCTAATGCCATTGCCCATCCTCGCTGCCGCCGGCACCAGGGCAGCCGAGCACTTCCCAGCCGTGAGGCTTGAAGCCCTGACCTGCAAGAGGGTGCCTCCAGAACCGGATCCGGCCTGCTTTGCGCATGGCCTGGATTCTGGAATCGATGCGGCGCCAGTTGCCCCCAGCGGCGGCCACCAGATCGCTGTCATTTGTCGGGTGCCCGTCGCGGTCGCTCCGATCCCGCAGGGCGCGCCAGATCAGCCAGTCCAGCTCATCGTTTGAAATGGGGTCAGGCATCGGGCCTCCTTAGCTCACGGCCAACGGCCAGCGCGGCCGCCACCTTCCCTGGATCAATCGGTGGCCACATTCGCGGGTCTTGCTCACACTTCAGGGCTTTCCATCCGGCCTGGATAGACGGCTCGGTGTCGGGCTGGTGGCACCCGACCGCATCAAGCCAGTCAGCAACTTGAAGACATGCCGCTGCTATAGCACGCAAGAAATTGCTATCCCAGTAGGTTTTTATGAAATGCCCACATTCGGAGTCGTATGTATAGCCTTTAACCATTTTTTTGACAGGATCTAAAGTCGGCTGAAATTCGCCAAGATCTTTCATCACGTCAAGAGTGTCTTGGCTTAGTTCATCCCATTCGGGGGGTTTAGAGTTTGACATTGGGGTGGCAGTTGTGAGGTTCGATTGAGCCATTGATACGGGGCACGCAGCCAGGGCCAGGCGGTCCGAGAAGGTGGGGTCAGCCATTAGCCCCCTCCAGTTCGGTGGCGATGGCGAGCAAATGTTCCTCGGCCGTAGCGCGACCGTTTCGCCACGGCCAATAAACATCGCCCGTTAGATGGGGCGGGACCTCCTCTGCGGCAATTTGCGCTGCAGCGGCGCGAAACGCAGCGGCCAAGGCTGAGCGGTCGCCAGGTTGCTTCCAAAAAGCATCCAGTACCGTTTGCGCTGCGGGGCTTAGTGGCTTGGGGGTGGTCATTGCTTACCTCCCCAGCCACCAGCCAACAAAAAGGCAGCGCGGATCACCCGAACGGCCAGATCGCGTGTTTTGGGGCATTCATTGGCCCTGGCAGATGCCAGCAAGTATTTGCCGTCTTCCTCTAACTGGACTGCCAACGCTTGCGAATCGAGCCGTTCCATAGGTACCGCGTCGGTTGGCAACGTCGGACTGCTGCTACGGCGGCGAGCGTTGAACTCGCGCCAGTAGCCATCGCGACGGAGAGACATAACGACCCATGTCAAGCCGGAGCCGGCCATGAATCCGAGCAGGTGATTAGCCATTGTGCCCTTCCAGTTCGGTGGCGATGGCAAGAAAGGCATCTAATACAGCCAAACGCCCTTCTGCTTCTTGCGGGGAACTACAACGCTCGATCAGCAAGTCAATATGATCCACAGCAGCGCGGAGAGCGGCGGAGGCAATAGGGGTTGGGTCGTCCTTTGTCACCCAGGCTTCATGGGCGGCCACGTACACCGCCTGCGCGGCGTCGGTTCGTGGTTTGGGTTCAATCATGGGGCCTCGTTAAGTGATGGGGTCGGCGCCACCGGGGCGGGCGGCAGCGGGGTGAAGTGAGTGTGGTAGCCAGGCCAGTCGGAATCGTTGGGCGTGCCAACCCATGGTTGCTTTCCGTCCATGACCGGGAACCGCCACCAGAGGACCGGGCCGTCGTCCTCGTGATACCGCTCGCGGGGGACGGCGAAATCTGGGACCAGGGCCTCGCGGGCGTTGTCCACCACACGCTGCAACGAATCACAGCCGAACTGCGGATGCCACCACTCGCCGTTAACCAGCTGGGCGCCGTCTGCAATTTCCTCACCAGAATTCGTAGCGAGTTCGTAGGCCGGGTGTAGCAAGGAGGCAAGGGTGCTCATGGCCTAACCTCCCGGTCCACCGGCTCAACAGCCTGGCATAGCAATTTAGCTTCCACATCTTTAGCCCATCGCCACGGATTTTGGCCGGCTTCTAAGCCAGCGTTAAAAACATAAACAAACAAAGAATACATTTCAGTTATATCCATAATTGTAAAATCAATTTTATCCAGACTGCAGTTTTCGGTCATGCGATCAAACCACGGTTCAAAGGCAGCAAAGTCGCGAAAGTAGTCATCGGCAGAATCACCCTTTCCCCATGGGGAAACCGGCCAAGATGCAGTTACGTCGGGCCAGGATTCACGCCAGCCACAACGGCCAGGACGGAAAATGGTATTGAATTGGCCGGCACTGGCAAAAATACCGCCCATGCCGCTGTTGTCCCACCAGAATCGACCGATTCGGCCGCCGTCAGAGTCGATGCAGAAAATCATGGCCTAACCTCGAGGAGAAATTGTGCAGAGAAAAAGGGGCCTTACAGGTCAGCGCTTGTTACCGCCCACCTCCAGTGACGGCTGGCGCCAGCGGTAAACCTCGACGGGTCCCGTTGCAGGCAAGAGGCCGTTGCTTGCTACCACCAGGGCCGGGCAGTAGACGGTATTGCCAGGGAGCGCATATCCGGGCCATGAACTGCCCGCCATGCCCCGTGGGGTTAGGGGGTGAATAAAAAAATCATCGCCTTCTGGTTACGGTTGAAATAGTGCCATCGCCATCGCCATAGCCATAGCCATAGCCATAGCCATCGCCATTGCCATAGCCATAGCCATAGCCATAGCCATCGCCATAGCCATTGCCATTGCCATAGCCATCGCCATTGCCATTGCCAACTGGCCTAGCAACCGGACTTAAGGCAATCACAGCCCCCACCCGGCTGGAACGGGTACCCTGAACAGCACAGAACCAGCTGGCACAATTACAGGATAAGGCATGGCTACGATTGTTGCCTTGCTTGATTTTGGGTCAGCAAGGACCCCTTCAAAGCCAATAGATTCGAATCGTCGCAGGTTAACCGCGTTGGCTAACGTATACTCGCCATTAGATAAAGACCAGTCGCCGGCATAAATAAATCCGCGATCAATAACAAAAACAGCTCTGTCGCCTACGGGCAACGCAGCAGGGCCGGCGTAATATTCAGGCACGTACCTGACGCCGTTGATTTCAAGTGATGAATAAGGGGTGTCATTCATGGGGCAGATGTTAAACGAGGGATGGCTGGCTGCCAGGTCATGGTGCGGCGGCCATGGGTGGACCATAGCACCCCTGACGCGGATCTTACGCGGATCTGCTGTAAAGTGATCCAACACGCTGCCGCAGATGCCAGGCTCGAACTTCACCTTCAAGTGCCCCCCCCGAATCCGCCAATGGCTTGAGGCCGAATCCAAGGAGCGTGGCATTCCCAAAACCACCGTGGTGCAGCTGTTGCTTGAGCAGGCGATGAGGGGTGGCAATGCAAAGCCCTGAGGAGCCCACCATCCTCACTCGCTGGGGGCGTCTCACCGGGGCCCAGTGGCTGCAGGCCAGATACGAAGAAATGATGGACGAGTGGTTTACGGCTGACCTTGAGGCCTACCTGGCTGAACACTGGCCAACGGCTGAGCAGATTGCCCTCAACCGCCAACGACCCAGGAGCGAAACCAAGGCCAATCGGCGCCAGGCGAACAAGCACACACCCCCAGCAAGCCAGCTTCAGATTCTGTGAATATTCCACCTATTGACTGCAGCCAGGCAGACCAGTTTCTGCAGCTGCTGGGTAAGGACCCGTCCACCGCCAGGCTCCGGGCCTTTCCGCATCGGCTCAACCCAAAGCGGCACGATCCAAAAACCAACCCCAACGGGATCAAGGCCCGAGCAGGGGCCTATGACCTGGCCACAGCCAGCCGCTGGCAGCGCGAAGAGCGGGGGATCTACTTGGTGATCAATGACGGAGGGGACCGCGACGAATCCGCTGTCGTCAAGGGTGTTCACAAGCCAGGGATTGCCGCCTGCCTGGCTTTCTGGGTTGAGTGGGACAACCGACCCGTCGAATGGCAGCTTCAGGGGTGGCGAGAGTTTGGCCTGGGCGAGCCATCGATCACCGTCACCACCGGCGGCAAATCAGCACACCTCTACTGGGTGCTTGATCAGCCGGTCAGCCCGGAGCATTGGCGGCCGATCCAGCAGGCCTTAATTTCCGTCACGGGCGCCGATCCGGTCAACAAAAACCCAAGCCGGGTGATGAGGTTGCCTGGGGCCTATTACATAGGGCCCGATGGCGACGCCTCCGGCCAGTCCAGGATCCACGCCAGCACCGATCGCCGTTACTCCGTCGAAGAGGTTGAGGACTGGTTGGCGGATGCGCAGTTGCGCCAGGCTGGTCTGATGCCGGCCGCCAGGTCTCCGGCACCAGAAGCACCCCGAGGCTGGTCGTTGTCACTCGGGGCCCTGCCCCCCAGACCTGCCGATGCTCTCAGGAAGGCACTGGCTCAGATCCCGCCATTCGCTCACGGCGCAGGCCAGTACGACCAGCTGATTGGGCTGGCGCTGCGGTTGCATGCGGAGCTCGGTGCAACCGCAGCAGAGCAGTTACTGGCGGAAACCTGCTGCGGGGCAATCACCGACTTGGCGGGATATTTCAAGGGCACCCCTAACCAGATCGCCCCGGGCAGCATCTGGCCTTACCTGCGCGACCAATGGGGGGTCGACATCCGACGCCATGACCTGGGCCGTAATGGCCAGGGCCTCGGCAACCAGCGGCCCAATCGAACACCCCCCGACCAGCACCGCACACCCCACCCCGTCGAGCCCCCGCCTCTCACTCTGGACGAGGTGCGCGAGCAGTTCAGGTACGCGGTCCAGGGCGGGGCCTCGCGCCAGGACCTAGAGGCCGAACGTATCCGCCTCTCCGACGCAAGCAAAATTCCGGCGTCCACCCTGCGCGATCTGCTCAATGCCATTCAGCGAGAGGAGGAGTCGGGCGTTCAGGTGGCGCAGGAAGCGCAGCGCCTGGCCAAGGCGATCACGCGGGCCGATGGCAATTCCTGCATTCGCCTTGATCAGATCATGCCGCCACTACTGGCGGATGCCCTGGCAACGCGGACCCGCTACCTCCCCTCAGACGATCTCAGCGCCACCATGGCGTTTTTGGCTTGCGTGAGCGGGGTGGTCAAGTTGGGCACCGAGTTGGTGGCCAGCCATGCCGCGGCCTATCGGGTCCCGTTGAACCTTTATGTGGCCTTGGTCGCCAAAACCGGGGCCAAAAAAACGCCACTTTCCAAGGCACTTGTAGACGAGCCCACCAGGGCCTTGAGGGCCGAACTGAAACAACATCACAGCAGGGCCATGGCCGAATGGACCGAGCAAAACCGACAGGTCAAGCCATCAGAGCGACCAGACCCCCCCTCACCGGTTTTTATCTCAACCAGCGATTACACCGCCGAGGCCTTGGCCTCGCAGTTGCAAGTTCACGAAATTCGCAAAGCGGCGCTGTCAATTCATCGCGACGAGCTGGCGGGGCTGTTTGGCAGTTTTGGCCGCTACACGGGCGGCAGAGGGGCGGACTCCGAACAGCTGCTCGAAACCTATGACGGGACTGGTTTTCGATCGCTGCGGGTGGCCGCAGCTAACGGAGGCCGCAGCTACGAACGCTGTCACCTGAGCATCTGGGGCACCATCCAGCCCGAAATATTGCAAGGCCTCGTAGCCAGCGGCGATGCCTCTGGGCTTTGGGCGCGATTTGGCTTTGTGCCCCTACCCCCCCGAGCCGTCCGAATTGCCGACGACGAAACCCAGTTGGAGGTTGACGCCACCAACGCGGCCGCAGAGTTATTGGCGGCGGCCTGCAGATTTCTCTATTGCCTGCCCATCACCAGCCTGACCATGGACGGCGACGCCAGGCGCCTTTTTATGGACTACGAGTTTGAGGCCCAGGAACATGCTCTCAGGGCCACCCTGCCGGCCTATGGGGCCTTGATGGGCAAGGCCGCAGGCAAGGTGCTCCGGATCGCTGGCCTGTTGCATCTCCTTTGGTCCTGGGAACTTGGCAGCCCCCCTTCCGCACCGGTCAGCATTGGCGTGGTTAAGCGGGCGATCCTGCTGGTGGAAGCGATCAACCAATGGACCGTTGGCATTCACGAGAGCGTTGCAGAGGCCGGTGAGGCCTCGGAACTGATGAGGATGATCCACAAGCTGGCAGAGGCCAGCGAGGGGCCCATTGCGTGGCGTGACGTTGCCCAGAGGCTCACCAGGTCGCAGAGGCGGGACATCGACAGCGGAGCGGCGGCCACGGCGGTTGAAGCCCTTGCTGCCATGGGCATGGGCACGGCAGGGACTGGCTCAAGAGGGGCCTGGACCTACCAGGCGACCGGGAGCCTGCCATGACCTCCGCGAATGTTGGTCTGTTGGTCCAATGTTGGTCATCGACCAACATTCAAAAACGTAGTCCCCATAAGGGATATAGATATATATATGTATCTATGTTGGTATGTTGGTCCTTTTGGGCTTCCTTTTTTTCTTACCCCTTTTTTCACGAAAACGGACACGGGGAACGACCAACAGACCAACATGCCAACATTGGGCCAAAATTCCTTGAGATCCTTTGCGCTGGAAAGAATCTCAATGTTGGCTGCACCCGCCAACATTCGACCTAGCGACCAACATTCAGACCAGCACATCCCCCCCCCCACCACGAAGAGCCCCACCACGAAGAGCCCCACTCATCAGCCATGACCAAGCCAGCACCCAAGCGCCAATCGAGGCGATGGACACTTGAAGACCTGGAGGTGCTGTCCGACCTTGCTGGGGAGCTGCCCTGGCAGCTGGTCGCCAAGCGCTTCAACCAACGCCGGCCAGCCAGAACGCCCATGGCCATGCAGCAAAAAGCCGAGCAGCTAGGCCTCTCAATGCAACCTCAAGGAGAATTTATATCTATCGGAGACATCAGAACACTTACAGGCTATAGTTATGAAAAGATTTATAATTGGATTAAAATCGGCCTTCCCGCTGTTGCGCGATCAAATGCAAAAAATAGCCCTCGCTTTATCGCACGTATGCACCTTAGAAAATTTGCTACAAAACACCCGCAACAGTTTGGCGGTATTGCACAATCAGAGCTTACTCAACTTTTTGACTCCGAGATTATTGCTTTTAAGATTACGAAAATGCAATTGCCAAGATTAACTAAATCTTATGTTATAGAATGCGTTGAAACTGGACGCCGATACCCTTCAATTGCTGCAGCGGCTAGAGAAGTATTTACTCACAAAAAAAACATTTGGAATTCAGTCACCCACGGAACCGCAGCTTGCGGCCTTCACTACCGGCGCGTGGTTGAACCGGCAAAGCGGGTTTGAAGTAGGGTTGGGGCATGGCGAACCGACCAAAACGCAAAGGTGATCGAGGCGAATTGCAAGCCGCTGCAATCCTCACCAAAGCCCTTGGCTTGCCCATTCGACGCAAACTAGGGGCAGGTCGGGCCGATGACACCGGCGACCTGGACGGCGTTCCAGGCCATGTTGTGCAAATCGCCAACTGGGAAGACACCGCCGCAGCCGCCAGGGTCAAGCCCACCGCCGCAGAGCAACAGCGGATTAACGCCAGCGAGGCCCATGCCGCCAGCATTATTCGATTCAGAGGCGGTACTTTCCGCGTTGTGCTGACAGTGGAGCAGTGGACGCGCTACTTGCGGGCCATGGGGCTGGTGGAGGGATAGATGCCCAACGTCCGCCTAGACATTGACAGCAGCGGCTTAAGCAAGGCTCAGGCATGGCTGGCAGGGATTCAGAACCAGATGCCTTTCGCAGCATCAAGGGCACTTAATGAGGTAGCCAAAGGCGGTGTTAAGGATCTCAACGAATCGACCAACAAATACTTCGACAGGCCCACCCAGTTCACCCAACGGGCCTACAAGGTCTCCAGGTTTAGCACTAAGCGCAACCTGACAGCCGAACTCGCACCACAACAGATCCAGGAGCGTTACCTTCTGCCATCCATCCAGGGTGGCGTTAGGCCCCAAAGGCCATCAGAGCGGCGCCTTACGGCTGCCCCAGCATGGCGCCCTGGGCGCGGGGCACGGCTCAATGCATCCGGCAACATGAGCAAGGCCGCGGCGGTCAAGGCTCTCAAGGGTGGGCCTGACACCTTCATGCTCGGCAAGCGGCGCGGCAAGCTCCGGCCTGGCGTTTACCGTCGCATCGGCTCAGGCAGGATGCGCAGGTATCGGGTCGAGTCGCTCCTGCTCTTCAACCAGCTGCCCAACATCCCCAAGCGCTGGCCGATCCGTCAAGTTACCCAAGACAGCGTGAGCAGGACTTGGGGGCCCGCACTGCAGCGATATGTGACCGAGGCGCTGAAGACGGCGCGGTGAGGCACCCCCCCCCATGGCTTGGGTCCTCCGACAGGGGTCTTAGCCGTGGGTAGACTCGCGCCCGGTCTTTCTGTTGATAACGCTTCTCAATAAAGGTACAACCTTGCCAAGGCCAGCCTGTAACCGGTCTAATCGCTTGGGATCACAAGGTTGTAACCTATTTTGTACGTAGCTAAGTACAAAATGCACAAGGGTACAAATCCGATGCTGGTCCCGCGGGCAAAGTGAACCTCCAGCAGTACGCCGATCACCGCAAGGCCCAGGGCCTTCGGGGGGCCACCCATGTGTCGGTGCTCAGGGCAATTAAGGCGGGTCGGCTGCAGCCCCCAGCGGTTGAGCGTCAAGGGAGTGGCTGGGAGATTGACCCGGCTCTTGCTGATGAGCAGTGGGCTCAGGCCACCGACCCGGCGCCCCGTGGGACCAATGCCAGCCAAGGTCAGGGGCCCAGACCGAAAGTTGCCGCGCCGGGAGGCCAGACGCCCACGGCCAAGCGGGCTCAGCAGCCTGCAAAGACCAGGCCATCGCGTCCCCCCGCCCAGGCCCTCGCCGACGATTTTCCAGAGCCTGAAGAAATCCCCAGCTACAACGACAGTCGGGCTCGATCCGAATTCGAGAAGGCCAATATCCTGGAAATGGATCGCAAAGCCAAGGCGAACATGCTGCTCCCCCGCGAGGAAGTAGGGCAGGCCTGGGATGCAGCGGTCAATATCACCCGCACCGTGATGCTGGGGGTGCCAAGCAAGGCAAAGCAAAGGATCCCGCACCTGACACCCGACGAGGTGGCGGTGTTGATGGACCTGATACGCGAGGCCCTGAGTGGTCTCGCTGCGGGCGACGTAATGGAGATCTACCCAGAGGTTGAGCCTTGACGCTGCCGGCGGTGCAGGTGCTGACGCGGCGGATCCTGAACGGCTTTAAGCCACCTCCGAAGCTGCGGCTATCGGAATATGCCGACCAGCCGGCCACCGTTGATGGCGGCGCGGTGATGACCGGCAACGCAGCAGAGAAGGGCCAGTGGCGGACGCTGCCGTATCAGCGCCCAATTCTGGATGCGTTCACCAATCCCAATGTTGAAACGGTGGTCTGCCTGAAGTCGGCTCGCGTAGGCTGGACAAAGATTCTGGGCGTTGTTGTTCAGTATTTCTCGCACCATGATCCATGCCCGATCATGATTGTGCAGCCGGTTAAGGAGGACGCTGAAGGGTATAGCAAGGAAGAAATCAAGCCATTATTTGAGGATACGCCAGCGCTGCAGGGACTGATAACTGAGTCCAAAGCACGCAATACCAGCAGTAATACGATCCTACTGAAGCAGCTTAGCAATGGTGGTTTAATAGATATAGTAAACGCTGCCAGTGGGCGGGCCTTTCGACGCAAGTCTAGAAAGATTGTTCTCTTTGATGAGTTTGACGCTTATCGCAGAATTGACGAAGGTGATGTTTACAAGCTAGGTCGCAACCGTGCCGACTATTACTGGGACCGCAAAATAGGCGTAGGTAGTACGCCGATATTTAAGGATGGGCGAACAGAGGAATTATACAAGAAATCAGATCAGCGCAAGTTCTTTGTTCCTTGCCCATTTTGTAATCACTATCAAGTTTTGCGATGGGATCAAATGATAAAAGAAGGCGAATTTACCGCCCATTACGAATGCGAAAATTGCAAAACGCCAATCCCGCACAGCAAAAAACGCTGGATGGTAGAGCGCTGTGAGGATCGCCCGACCGCTGTTGCTCAGGTCCCCGGCCTAATTGGGTTCCATGTGTGGGCGGCCTACAGCTATTCACCGGCGGCGGACTGGTCGATTCTGGTTCGTGAATACAAAGAGGCACTGGAGTCGTTGCGCAAAGGCGACCCAGAGCCAATGCAGACCTTCAAAAATACGGTGCTTGGCGAAGGTTGGGAGGACTCGCAGGCTGGCAAGGTTTCGGCCGACAACCTGGCCAAGCGCCGGCAATCTACGGAGCTGGGCAACGGCTATTCGATCCTTGGCGAAGACTTCACTCTGACTGGCGTGCCCAATGGCGTGTTGTTGATCACCGCTGGAGTAGACACCCAGGGCGGGGGGGGCACGGCAAACGAGCGACTGGTTGCCACCGTCTGGGGCTGGGGCGTTGGGGAGGAGGGCTGGCATCTTGGCCATTGGGACATCGATGGCGACCCGCAGGACAAAAACACGCTGGCGCAACTGGACCGGATCGCCGAAACCAAATGGATTCGAGAAGATGGGACCGTGCTCAAGTTGGCGCGGGGCGGCATTGATGAAGGTGGCGATGCAACCAGTTGCCAAGCGGTCCGCGAGTTTTGCTCAACCCGTAAAGATGTTTGGGTGCCAGTTCGAGGGGCTCCGCAAAAGGGCAAACCGCTGTTAGGCCGGGGCGTGCCGGTGAGTATCAACCGCAAAAACAAGCCGATAGTAAAGAACGGGGTTAACCTGTACTTTGTGGGTTATGACGAAAGCGTCAAGTCACTGCAGTATCGGTTGGGAGTTGAGACCGTGGGCCCTGGCTACTTGCATTTTGGCCTGTGCTCAACTGATCAATTCTTGGCGGAGCTGTTCCCTTGGAGGCGGATGCCGCGGCGGAGCAGGGGCCAGATCAGCTATCACTGGGAGGCACCAACTGGGGCGCGAGATGAGGGGGGCGACTGCACCCGCTATGCCTATGCAGTGCTGCAGCTGGTGACCCGTCGCTACACCCCGGGCACCATGTGGGCCCAGCTCGCCCGCACCCTGGGCACCCAGGCGTCGGGGGCAGGAGGGGGAGGGGTGGCGCCCCCAGCCCGAAACCCCCAGCGATCGGGCTGGCTGAAAAGCTCCAGCACAGGCGGCCCGGACATGCGCAAAGGTTGGCTAAAGAGGTAAGATGGGGCCATGGCCTATACCTCTGAGGATGTTGCTGCTGATCTTGCTGAGCTGCGCAGCAAGATCAATCAGGGCGTCTTAAAAGCTCGATTCAGCGACGGCCGGGAGATCACCTATCGAAGCCTGGACGAAATGCGCCGGATCGAACAATCCATGGCCGCAGAGGTGGCGCCGACCGCCTCGCGCCGGGTTCGCCGCACCTACTTCAGCATGTCTCGGCCAACCTGATGGGCAAGGGTAAGAGCAAGGCAAAAGGCAAGCGGCTCCGGGATGACCAGGAATTTGCCCGCCGCACCCTGGCCCGGTTTGAGGCTGCAGAGGACACCCGTCGGACCTCTGGATGGTGGACAAATAACAGCGGCCCCAATAGCGATCTGCGTCAGGCGTACTACTGGCTGGTCAAACGGCACCAGGATCTTGCCGATAACGATGCCTACGCATCCAGAGCGATTGGCGTGATTGTAAATAATTGGATTGGCGATGGGATTATGAGCACTCCCATAGGCGCAACTAGCAAATATAAATCAAGCTATAATACCTGGGCAGAATCACGACATAGCGATTTTTACGGCACCCATGATTGGTACGGCAATCAATCCGTTGGGGCCAGGACTACAGCGGTACGCGGCGCCGTGCTAGTGCGAAAACGGATATATCCCGAACTGTTTGAGCGCTACGGAATAGTGCCTTTGCAAGTGCAAATGCTTGAGCCTGATTGGTTAGATTTCAATAAAGACAATTCTCAAGACATTTTATTTGGCCAGCAGTTTGATAGCGCAGGCCGTTTGATGGGTTACTGGATTAGAGACAGCCACCCTGGCGAAACTTCGCTAGGCATTGGCGTCAGGGTGCAAAGTACCTTTGTGCCAAAAGAAGAGATAAGTTTACATTTTGACTGCAGGCGGGCGGGCCAGCGAATGGGGCTCCCGTTTGGCACGGCAGCGATTTTGACTCTGCGAGATATGGGCGACATCAGGGCGGCCCAGCAGATGAAAGATAAAATTTCAGCTTGCTTTTTTGGGGTTAGCTACGACTCTGATGTTAATGCAGATAAACTCCTTGATGAAGATGGTAACCAAATAATCGGAGTTAATTTTGATGAAATTGAGCCTGGCGCAATTGAGCATCTCCCACCGGGTCGAGACTTTAAAGCATTCACCCCGCCAAGCTCCGGTGATTTTGTTAGCACCCATCGTGAGTACGCTCACGCCGTAGCAGCGGCCTACGAGATTACTTACGAATCACTGACGGGTGATTTGTCAGACGTTAATTATTCGAGCTTTAGGGGCGGATGGCTTGAGTTCAGTAGGCGGATTGCTTACCTGCGAGGAAAGGTTTGCATCCCCGGAATGCTGGCGCCGGTGTGTGAGTGGCATGACGAGCTAGCCAGAATGGTTGGCCTGCTCAAAGGGCCAATGAGTTGGGCTCATACCCCGCCGCGTCGGGAGATGATCGACCCAACTAAGGAAATTCCAGCGCTGATCTTGGCGGTAAGGGCTGGGTTTATGAGCCTGTCAGAAGTACAGCTATCATTTGGCTATGTACCAGAGGGTGTAATTGAAGAGCTGAGCAGAGACATGCAAAGAGCCAGGGATGCCAGCCTGATCCTGAGTACAGATGCCGCGCTGGTTTCCAATGCTGGCGTAACTCAGGCTCGCCCGGCAGGATCTGCATTCACCAACTCAGCGCCTGATCCTGGCGCAGACGAGGACGGCAGCGACCCGCCGGACTGATGGCGCTGACCGCTTAAACTACCCTCAGCATCTGAGCATCAATGGCCCCAGGAGTAACCGTTAAAGCCGCCGCCACTGCCCCAGTGTTGCGGCTCTATGGCGAAGTCGGGGTTGATGTGTTGGTTGACGACGTGGCCCGAGCGCTGGACGCTGCAGGGGGGCGTGATGTGAGGATTCACCTGTTTTCGCCTGGCGGTGCGGCAGCCGAAGGGATTGCAATCCATAACGTGTTGGCGGCCTACAAAGGCAGGAAGGACTACGTGGTAGATGGCTTGGTGGCATCTGCCGGCTCGATTGTCCCAATGGCCATCAGCAAGGCCAAGGGTGATCGCCGCTTGATGCCAAGCAACGCCCTGCTGATGATCCACAACTGTTGGGGCGGATCGGTTGGAGACGCCGATTCAATGGATGCCGCGGCGGCCATGCTGCGCGTTCACTCTCAGGTTTATTCCACCACCTATGCCAAGGCATCGGGCCAATCGGTTGAGCAGATCTTGGAGTGGATGGGCGCTGCCCAGGGGGGTGGTACCTGGTTCACCGCCGAAGCAGCCCTGGCGGCTGGTCTGATCGATGCAGTGATCGACCCGGTAGACGTGCGGGCCAGTGTCCCGCCGTTGCCTGCGGGGCGATTTCCTGACCCTCCAGGGTGGGTGTCTAAGGCCCTGGCGTCAATGGTTAGAATAGAATCAGGAGATCACCCTGAACACTCCCGAGCTGAACAGATGCCCACGCAAGATCAGGCCGGGAGCGCACCGGCCGCCGTCACCGAAGCGCCTCCCGTGGTCGCTTCTACCGAAGCTGCCCCCATTGCCCTTGCTGCTCCTGCAGTAGTGCAGGCCGCCGTCGGTCCCGTTACCTCGACCGCTGTTGCGGATTCCGTGGCCCTTGCCAATGCACAGCGCGAAATTGAAATCCGCCGTTGCGCGGCTGAGGCCAATATTGCTCCTATCGCGGTGCAAGCCATGGTTGACAGCGGCAAGCCGTTCGCTGATGTTGCCCTGGAAATTGTGAAGGCCCACGCCGGCCCGCTTGAAACTGTCGCCAGCAAGGCAGGCCACCCTGCCCGCCTCCAGGTAACCCGCGATGCGGGAGACACTGTGATGGCCGGCATTGGGGACATGCTGTACGCCCGGATCAATCCTCTGGCCCAGATCTCTGACGTTGGCCAAGAGTATCGAGGTTATTCCTTGATGGAATGTATAAGGGCTTATGCCAACTCGCGGGGCATAAGCACTGTGGGTAGGTCTAAAAATGACCTAGTGGCTATGGCCATGCACAGCACTAGCGATTTTCCATTGCTGTTTTCTAATCTAGCAGGGAAATCCTTAACCCAATTCTACGAAGAAGAGCCTCATACCTGGAAGGGGCTTGCACGTCAACGAAATTTACCAGATTTTAAGAATTCCAGCGATTTGACTATTGCTGCTGATCTCACGCCAGAGCTTACGCCCGAAGGCGGCGAGTACAAGACAGGCACTCTTAAGGAAGCGCAAAGTACTTGGAAGCTGTTTACATATACCAAAAAAATTGTAATTTCTCGGCAAGCAATTATCAATGATGATCTGTCTGCCTTGGAGCGAACTCCTGAATTTTTAGGCCGTGGGTTCCGTCGCTTGGAATCCAATCTTATATGGGCAATGATCACTGGCGATGCCACTGTATCGGCAGATGGTCTTGCGTTGTTTAATGCAGCTCACAACAACACGGGCACGGGTGCCATTGGTATTGCCGGTGTCAACGCAGCCAGAAAGGCAATGCGAAAGCAAAAAGATATTAGCAACGTTACGGTTAATTTGACCCCTGAATTTATGATTGTTCCAACAGATTTGGAAGGAACTGCTTTGCAATTTCTTTATCCTGATGGTTACGCTCCTAATGCGTTGACTGGAAACTCTGGGCCCAATCCCTACGCAAGGGGGATGAATTTAATAGTTGAGCCACGGCTTGACGGTTCCGCAACGCAATGGTATACAGCCGCTGGCCCAACTAGAACGCCTGGCATGGTGTGGGGTTACCTGGCAGACGAGCCCGGGCCTACCATTACATCAGAGCCCGAAAGGGATCCTGATGGTTTGAAGCTGCTAGCCCGTTCTGATTTTGGTTGCGCCATTGAGGATTTTCGTTTTATTTATCGCAGCTCTGGCGCATGATTTTAACCATTGCGCTTTAGCCTTAATGTTTAACTTTCCCCAATTCCATTAAAACAATGCACGGCCCTATTCAAGAAGGAAAAATCCTATCCATTGCTGCCCCTTATGTTGTCGCATCTGGTGGCGGCGCGTTGGTTGGCGCTTTGTTTGGTGTTGCCGTAACCGCTCTAGCCAGTGGAGAGGTTGGCAGTTTCATGCTTGAAGGAGTCCACGAACTCCCTAAGGCCACTGGCGCCACTGCCAGCCTTTACGCCAAGGCGTACTGGAATGACACCAACAAGAACGTGACGGCATCTGCCAGCGGCAACACCCTTATCGGTGTGTTTGTGCCAATTGGATCTCAGTCTGCTGCTTACGCTTCTGGCGCTACGTTGGCTCACGTCCGCCTCAGCGGCGCCTTCTGATGAGTTGGGCCCGCCTATCGGCTGATGCAGATCGGGCGGCCCTGGATTTCATGGGCGGCGTCAGCGTAATTGCTGGCGCCGTTTCTGGCCGTGGTTTTTTGGAGGAAAACAAAGAGCTGGTCTTTGATGATGGAGTGGAAATTGTCCCATGGCTGCTGAAGATCAGAACCGCAGAATTTGGCCATCTTGATTACAACCATTCGCTTGTAGTTGATGGCATGGCATTTAAGGCAACAAGGGCGCCCGAGCCACTCCCCGGTAGCGAGCCTAGGGCGCTGAGCTGGAGCATGGTGAGGTTAGCCCGCACCACCGCCATAGCCATCCCCCTAGTCTCCCGCCTGCTCCGCACCGGCTCCGGCCAGTTGTTGGTCACCGGCTCCGGCCGTTCGCTGCAAACCCAGCCGTCCTAAGCCATGACTCAAACGCCGATCACGATCTCCCAACTGCCAGACCTGGGCAGCGTCCAGGGCAGCGACCGCCTGGTGTTGGACCGCATCGGCGCGGCGGTAACGGCCGGGGCATTTGTTGTTGGGCAGTCGTATCAAATTATCAGCGTAGGTAATACTTCTTTCACAGCAATTGGCGCCGAATCAAATACAGTTGGCGCTTATTTTGTAGCCACTGGTGCAGGCACTGGCACCGGCACGGCGGGGCCGATCAATACCGGGGATGCGCCGCTGTCGGCGGTGGCAACGTTGCTGGGAGGCGACCCTGCTGGAACGGCTGCCGCCGCAGTAGCGGCGCACGCAGCAGCAGCAGACTCTCATCCTGGATACACCACCCCGCAAGAGGCGGCGGCAGTTGCCCCTGTGCAGTCGGTTGCGCTGTCGGTTCCTAGCGGTTGGACTACCAGCAGTACCAACACGGGCGGCGGTGTCACTCTCACCCTGGGGCTGCCGTCAGGATTCAGCCTGCCGAGCAACGCGACCCAGGCGACATGGACGACAGGGGCGGCGCTGGCCGGCACGGCGGTCCAGGAAGGTGATATACGGTTGACCGACTCCCGCGAATGGAGCGCCGCCACCGTCAGCCAGTCCGCAGCCGAGGCAGGCACCAGCACAACCAGGGTGGCCTACAACCCCTTGCGGATGTTCCAGGGCATCGCTGCATGGTGGGCCGCGTCGGAATTTAAGGCCAAGCTCGATGGGATCGCGGCCAGCGCCACGGCCAACGCCACGGACGCACAGCTCCGCGATCGATCCAGCCACACCGGCACGCAGGCGCTCAGCACGATTTCTGGCCTGGGGACCGGAATACCCACAGCCCTAGCAATCAACGTCGGCACCGTTGGGGCCCCAGTGATCCTGGCGGCCCAGTCTGCCAACTTGGTATGGGCCGGCCCGACTACAGGTACAGCAGCAGCCCCAGCGTTTCGGTCCCTAGTGGCTGGCGACATTCCGACGATCCCGGCAGGCCAGGTTTCGGGCCTCGGCACTCTTGCCTCGCAAAACGGCACCTTCAGCGGCACCAGCAGCGGCACCAACACGGGGGACCAGGATCTATCGGGACTGGCGGCCAGGGCTAACAACCTGAGCGACCTGACCAACGCGGCGACGGCACGCAGCAACCTGGGCGCCGCCGGGTCTGGCGCGATCGGATCCAGCGGTCTGACCATGGCCACCAATCGCCTTGCTGGCCGCAGCACGGCTGGGGATGGACCGGTGGAGGAGCTCAGCACATCCGGCGGCCTGGTGCTCGTCGGCGGTTTTCTGGTGCCTGGCGAGATTGTCAAGCTGGTGGTTTCTGATATAGGGCAAACCGAGATAACAACCGGTAACTTCAAAAGTGAAGCTCGAATAGATCGAGCCTTTGTAGTGGTTGGCATAACATGGAATTGCCATCCCACGGCAATGGGCAGCGCAAGCACAAGCGATGCACGGCCTTATATCCGCACAAGTGCTGGCACTACTTCAGTTGGCACTAAGACAAACCTCCTCACCACTGCCAACAATATTGCTTCCCTGGCAGCTTCGGTTCACACCGTAAATGCAACTTCAAGCATCAGCGGCGGCACCTATTCTGGGTCTGCCGGGGATTGGCTCGGGGTTGATCTGATGTCTTTAGGGACCGGATCATCTGGCCACACGCTCACCTACGTTCTTCGCTACTCCTGATCATGGCTATTGTCACCAACCCCATCACTGGCGTCGAGTACGACGACATCACCGGAAACAGCACTAAAAAATATGTTGCCGTAGAACCTGGCGGAACTGTTCGCAACCCAAGCGGCGGCTCTTGGCCATACAACGAAGGCGGCGTTCATACGAAACCTTACGACTATTTTGAGTTGGTGCCGTTCGAGTCGGCCCCCTATGACCCCGAGCTGTTTATTGTTGATAGCCAGAATAGCGGCTGGGGGCTGCACCCTGCTCGCAATGCTCAGGGCGAGTTCGTGGCTGTACCTGATGGTCATCCCAAGGGAAAATACAAATACACCGAAACCATCAAGCGCCGCAGCGTGGCTGAACTGAAGGCGCTGGCCAAAGGCTACGCCGATCGCTACAACGCACATCTATGGCCGCAAGAAAATGGCTATACCGAAAAACTGCAGTATGCAAAGGAACAGGTACAAATTAATAACCTTTTGCCGCAATTCACGCATTTAATTGCGCGGCACGAGGCGCTACTCCAGGCATCGTTCCACAACGACGCCCGCCTAGCCCAGCTCTACGCCGAGATTGAAGCATCTGGAGACAAGGCAATCACCAATGCCGCCGCTACTGCTACAACCGCGACGCTGAGCTTTGGCGCTGTTCACGGCATCACGGTAGGCAAACGGATTGTGGTGAAGGATCTACCCGCCTCTTTTGCTGGGCTGAACGGTTCGTTCGTGGTGGCTTCGGTGACCACTTCTAGCCCGTTTACGCTGTCTTACGACTTGACCGGCTCCGTTATCGCCACGGCTGCTGTTACCGCTGGTGTGGTGACCCCTGCCATGGATTTTATCGTTGGTCAAATGGCAACTGAAGAGTTTCCAGAGGGCTGGGTTAATGGTATCGCGGAATGATGGATTACGCCTTTCTCCGCCATGGATCAGCCCCGCTACCGGGATGCCGGATCGGGAGGTGCAGCCGATGATTTTTATGAATCGGCAAAAGCCCCCCAGCGGGGGCGGCCCTACTGACCCCCACTTTTCAAACGTTGTCCTGTTACATCACGGGGCTACATTAACCCCTGAAAGCAGCGGCGCGGCGCGTACTATTACTGCCCTGGGATCAACCCCCCCGAGCATTAGTGCAACGAGAGGTTACAACGACGGCAGCTCAATACTTTTTCCAAATACAAGCGGCAGTAGGCTAACTGTGTCGCCTAGTTCAGGTATTGCATTAGGCACCGATGACTTTACTGTTGAAGGCCTTGTCAATCTGGCAGGCCTTAATGTGTATTCGAGCTTACTTGAAATAGGCAACCATGCACTTGCGACTGGTATAATTTTTCTCGTTGGAAATGAACCTAGCGCGAAAGCCTTTTCTGGCGGATGGGTCGGCGGAGCAGGCTCTATGGGGATAACGTTAAACCAACTGACGTACGTTGCCTGGGTGCGGCGCTCTGGAGTGTTATCCGTTTACCGAAACACTACTAGGTTGTCAAGCGCATCATTTACCAACAACCTTACAGATGCAAGCACAATTACTATTGGCGGTAATTCTTCAGGTAGTTCTGCCTATTTAGCGAACGGCAATGTTGACGAACTAAGGGTAACGCTAGGAGTAGCCAGAGAGTATCTTATAGGCTCTACCATAACCTTGCCTCCGTTCCCGTTCCCTAATGCCTAATTGTGCTGCGCGATGCCACCACCCTAATCAACGCCTACGCCGTCGCCATCCCATGACTTACGCAATCATCACCGGCACCGCCATCATAAATGCCTTCCAAGAAGCTATAATGCCAGCAGCGCCACCACCGGAATGATGCTAATTCCAAACGAGCTAGTATCTATGACGTTGTGGCATCTGGTGCTTTTCCCTGCTGCTTGGGGTATCTTGACCGCAATACCAACCGTGCGGCGCTGGCTGCGCGGGAGGTTGGATCGTGAGTGAAAATTTTAGTCAAGTTTCACAAGTTCCGCTTAGTGACCTAAGAGGCTTGTTTGACATGCTCAATAGAGCATGTGGTGAATTGTCCGGTGTTAAAGATCAGCTTCAAGAAGTTACTTCCATACAGGGAGATCTAAAGCTCTTATGCTCAGGACTAACTCGGATGGAGACAGCAATATCAGATATTCAAACGGACCATAAAGCCGCAGTTAAAGACATGAATGCGCATGATAGGGACATCATAAAACTCTCAAGCGCTGTTGAAGCATTAATGAAAGAAGCAGGGCAATTAGAAAAATCTGTTGAAAAATTGCAAAGCGATATGAATGGCATCGTTATCAAGATCGCCGCAGTTGCAGGCGGTGTAAGCGTGGTGATTTGGTTGGTGACGCAAGGCATCGCGCTGTATGACAAGCTGCCCCATGGCTCAAGCAAGGCGGGCCTTATCATGCCCCCAGCACTGGCGAAGGGAATGAGATGAACGCCAGAGACGCTATTACCAGAGCCATTGCATTGTGCCTTCTTTCCTCCCCGTTTATCGGGGCCGGGGGGGCGTACCACGTCTGCCAGTTGCACCCGGACGACTGCCTTCAGGGATGGACAGCGGCCGGCTCCGGAACGCTCGCGGCGGCCGGCCTGGGTGCCACCCTGCTGGCAAAGCTGGACGATCCGCAGACCGAATCCCAACAGGACCGCACCCCTAAACCATGACCCTCCCCATCGACGCCCAGATCATGGATGCCCTGGCTGATCTGCTGCAGGGCGCGGCGGCCACCGAGGACCGGAGCGATATTGCTGGGGTTGGGGCCTTGTTTCTCGATGCAGCCAGGGTGGCATCTGAGCCCGATGGCGTGGTGATCAAGCTGGATCAGGAGGGGGAAGCCCTCGACAGGGTCCTAAGCGCGTGCCGTGTGGTCTCAACCCTTCCGGTCGTTATCACCATCACCAAGCCCCGAAAGCCAGGGGAGTCCCCAAACTGGCGAATCCTGGGCCCGTTTTGCGCGGCGGTCCATGCACGCATCATGGCTGGAAGGCGAGACCTGGGGGGGCTGTGCATTGACATCGAATCCCGTGGCCGGATCCATGAGCCCAACCTGCAAGCGTGCGAGATCAAAATGATTTACACTGTGACCTATTACACGGCCATCTCCAACATCACATTGCATGAAGAAGGCAACGCCTGAGCAGCCGCCTACGCCGCCGTTGCCTTCTGGCCCTGGCGCCTATCTGCTCACCAACAACGAGTGGATCCTCGAATCCGTAACCCAACCCCCCAAAGCCGATGGCCCGCAACAAGTCTCAGTTTCTGATGGCAGCATTGGAGACGAACTACGCAACGTCAGCAGCCCCGACGGGGGTGAACGCGATCCGGGTCAGGGACCCGAAGTTAACAGCCCTTGACGCCACTGCTATTGCTCGCCCCAGCCTAGACGGGCAGTTCGGCGAGGCATTGCCGGACGTGATGGCCGAGCTGAAAAACGGCGTTGGGTTTGACGTTGAAGCTGTTGGCTCTGGCACCGCCGGCACTCCCCCCGCCTACGGGATCTTCTTGCGTGCAGCAGGGATGAACCTGGCAACGGTTGCCACCACCAGCAACACCTACTCATTCGTGACGGGCGGGGCTGATTCTCTGGTCTTTTATCACGATTGGGACGGCAACAAGCACCTAGGGATAGGTGCCCGAACCAAGAGCTGGGAGCTGAAGATGCAGGCCGGCGAAGTGCCGCTGTTTTCGTTTGACATCCCTGGCATTTACGTGCCTCCGGTCGATGCGGCATCCCTAACGCCAACTTATAGCGCTATGGCCGCTCCCGTAGCTTGCAATTCTGTCAATACGCCAACGTTTAGCCTTCATGGTTATAGCTGTTGCATTATTGATTTTTCGCTGAAATGTGATAACACTGTAGAATTTTATGATCGAATGGGCTGCGCTCCTAATTTTCAAATCGTGGATCGTGTAATCACGGGATCCCTTAAGCTGCAAAGGCCGGATCTGCTAAGCAGCAAGGATTTCTACGCGATAGCAGTAGCTTCTACCAATGGTGCGCTCAACTTCACCCATGGCACGGTGG